AGCCGTACATCATTCGTGTATGGCACTCCAAGTTCGCCCGCGAGTTCCAACGCCGACTCTACCGACGCAAGGATCGCCATTTCATCGCCGCTCTCGAAAGCCTCGATTACCAGTTTCGGATCGAAGCTCGACTGCTGAACCGCATTGACTACCCGGTCCAGCTCAGCGAGATCAATCTTCATCGCGACACCACGTTGTCAGGCAACCGCGCGGCCAGTGACGGATCGTTAAGAACGACCGTTTTGACCTCTGGCAGTGCCGCTACCGCCGCAATCCGCTGCTTCCGCATCTTATCGTACATGGACCAGAGAAGCCCGACCATCGGGGCTAGCACGCCAATCGCCGCCAGAATATCGTTTACCAGCGCCGACCAATCGGTTTTGGTCACCCAACCCTTCGCGATGGCAAAGCCGCCACCAACAGTAAGAAGCCACCGAACGATCCCTTTGATTTGGTCGTTATCCATACCAGCCTCCATGTCAAGGTGAACTTGCTACAAGAAAGTTAACCAACGGCATTCCACTTGCCGAATCGGAAAACGTGGTCGAAGTTGTATCCGGCCAAGTACCATAGGCTTGAGTTCCAATCAATAAAACTTGTGTCTCTGTTGAACCGATTGATACTGCTTGGCCGCCTATCATTGATAGGTATTGAGTACCGACTATGGTTGCTTGAAGAAAAGTTGCAGTGGCGTTGTCTACGTTAAACGCAAGCCAATAAGGAGTGCCTGCAAGGAACTGATAAGACATCGCCGCTGTAACTGTACCGGTAGTGGTAGTGGACATATCTCCGGTCGAAGCTAAGGACAAACCGGTAGGTTTCTTTGTGGTGGGATCAGCTGCATAAATAGCAAAAGCGAATTTCCCGCCCGAGGACACAGTGGAGATTTTGGCCGAGATTGAAGAGATGGTAACAGTTTCAGGGAAAACCATTGGAAGAAACAGTGGGCGGTTAGCGATAACTGTCGCTGTAGACCCGTATGTGGCTGGGATATTTGGCGGGTTGTAATAACGCCCAGCAGCATACCCCGGAAAACCTGAGAGTGCTCGTTGCTGGGTTAGGGAGAAAGGTGTGGCAATGTCACCCGCAAATGAAGCTGAGATCGCGCCGAAGAGACAGAAACTGGCTAAGGCAAGGCAACGCATTTAGTTGCCCTCCCACACGGTAACGGTGGTGCCGAGAGTGCTAACGCAAGCGAAAGCGTTGGTAGGCACAGGCTCACCTTGAAAATTCGTGCCACCGCCTTGATTGGTAGAGGAGGACCCTGGGTCGTAGTTCATCCCAACCCCTGCCACGATGGTGCCAGTACCTGGGCCGCAAGTCATCGGAGCCGTGCCCGTATTTTGCCAGCGAAGAGATTTACGCGTAGAGTTCGCGGCGATTAGTGTGGCTGAAGTTGCTGCGGCTAAAGTGACTCTGGTTTGGGTGATAGTCGCACCAATTGACTGTGTGACCCAAGGAGAAGTTCCTTGGGTGACAGATCCTCCACCCCCACCACCGCCTGAAATCAACAGATGCCCGGTACTATCACAAAGCACGTATTGAAAATTATTGTCAGCTTGTGTGATTGGAGAAGCCGCAGTCAAACACTGAATCGGTGCTCCATTAGCCTGTGCTCGGCCGCCGGTGTCAAGCTGTGCCTGGGCGGCACTAGCACCGCCCAGAAGGATGAGTAGTGCCGCCCAAATTCTCACTTCTTTGATCCCTTCTTCGTTTCATCTTCGAGAACAGGGAACACGTCCTTGTTCAGCTTGTCTTTGACCTCCGGTTTGGCGGGGGCAGGCTTCGTAGTGTCGGGGGTATCCGGAAGCGGTGGCTGGCCACTCCCGTCCCTGACTACCGGCGCCGACTTCGGAATGAAGGGCCGGACGTCGTTAGTGCCCGGCTCCACAACTTCCTGCTCGTTCCAATCCCGATGCAGCTTCTCCACCGCAGCGATACCTTCGTCGTCCACACCCTCCATCTCGACCGACAGCCCGATGGTTCCATCTTTCGGTTGACCGCCCTCCGTGACCGGAAAGGGCGTATCATCGCCGACGATAGTCCCCTCGTGGACAATTCGGTTAAGCATGAAGTGGTCACTAAGCAAACGAAAACGCATATTGCCCTCCCGTTAGTTCGTGATCGTGATGCCAGCCGGATAAGGCGGGTTCGACTGCACATCGATTGTGACCTGCGCCGAAACCGTTCCCGCCGTCATGGTGCCGACCACAACGTAGTTCAGCCGAACATACCGAGGGAACGCATTACCCGTAACCGGAACCAGCCGATGCGGCCAGTCGATCTGCCACAACTTCACATTGGCAGTCAGATTGGCCAACGGGATCGCGCCCGTCTCGGCGTAGGTGACGTACGTTCCGGGGGTGCCACTACCGGAGTCCGGCGCTCCCTGAAACTGAATATTGAGCGAGGTGCCACCGGTGAACGCCGCCTGCCCGTAGACCGACACGATCAAATCTTCGGTCGTGCCAAGGTCACGTGCGTTAAGCAGATCGATAACGTTGGTAGACGCCCTCGTCGTGGTGATTGCCGATCCGGTAGGATCGAACTGCAGATAGCCGTCAATAATCATATCCGTATCTCCTTCCCGCTGCCGTTAGACCACGCGGGCTTCAGTGTTGAGGATAGCGTCCGTCGTCCTGACCGGCGCGCCGCGGAAGGTAGTTACAGACATCCCGTCCCACTCGCTGATCGCGAGAAGCACGTTCGACTTGTTGACCGCCTGTAGGTCGAGGTACGTCCGCACAGTGCGGTTGCAGTAGATCGCCATCCGACCCATGCTATCCCCAACGCGCGGGGTGTCCGAGCGCTGCGTGCCAGTCATTGAGGCCGCCGTCGTCGGCAACCGATTGACTGCGCGGATGAGCAGGTTGACGAACGAGGCCGCGGAACCACCGCTAAGCTGCGTTACGTCGATGTTGCAAATCCGAACCACATAACGCCAATCCCGAACCATCAGGCCGGCGTCCCAGCGGAAGTGATCGCGGTAGACCTGCATCAGCGAACCGTCGCTGAAGTTCTTCGTCTGCTCGCCGAGATCGCGGTGCGCGAGGCCAGCCTTGCTGCCCTTCGGGAAAATGCCCGCGACAGTCCGTGGTCCCCATACAACAATCCAGATGCTAGTGTTGTTGGAACCCGTCCCGCCTGCATCGACGACGTTCGCCGCATTGAGCGCCGTGCCGGTCGAAACCGTCGAGAACCTCGGGGCAAAGCCCGTGATACGCTCCGGATTGACCGCCTGGTTTCCGTAGATAATGGCCTGCGCCATCTGCTGGGACATACCTTCGAGAAAGGCCTGCGTCTCCGACAGTCGGAACTCAGCAGTGTTGCCATTGAGATCGACGAGCGCCTTGTCGGCCTCGGCGTAGGTCTCCAGCATACCGCAGGTGTCGGTGATCTGCGCGGTCGTGGACTTCGTGGGCTGGACACCGTAGTTGAGCAGGCGCCAGGTCGCAGACGGAAGTCCCGTCCGGACAGTCGTGATATTGCCGGTCGGCTGGTTACCCTGAATCCAGAGCATGTCCGTCAGCATTTCGTTGGTCTGCGAGAGCAGCTCAACAATGTCGGCCAGAGTCTGGTCATCGCCGAAACGCGAAGCCCAGTCTGCAAGAGTAAGCGCCGTAGCGCCGAGAATAGCCATTGATCGTTATCCTTGAACCATATTGGGATACATCCGCTGGGCGGCAGATGACTGCGGCCGCGCGGGAGTGGAAGCTGGCGCAGGTTGACCTTCAGTCAGCGCCTTTGCCATTTTATAGACGAACTTGATGATGGCGGGGTTGTTCCCCGCGCCAGTCATGTCGAAAGCCGACTTGGTCTCGGGCGAGCCGTACTGTTCCAGGGCCTTGCCGATTGTCGCAAGCGTCCCAGGCAGATTCGCACCGCCGATTTCCTTATCCGCTTTCACCTCGCTCGTCCATGTTTCCTGCATTTTGGCCCAGGCCTGTTGCGACTTGTCGCCAGCCTCCTTAGCCTGCTGCGCCTGCAGATCAACCAACTTCTGCGCAGCTTCCTGCGAGATGCCATACTCCTTGGCGACCTCACCGAATTTCGTCATCAAGGCCGGATCGGCCTGAACCCCCTCGGGCAGCTTCAGCTTCGCAACGTCAAGTGGCTGGGGCGTGCCTTCAGCTTTCGCCGGCTCGGCGGCTGCCGGTTCAGCAGCGGGGGCTGGTTCGGCCGCCGGAGGCGCTGCCACATTCGCGGCTTGTGCAGGCGTCTGCGAATAGCTTACATCGGGCGTCGGGGATGCAGTTGGGTTTGGGGCGCTCGGCGCCGGTTCGTCAGCCATTCTCTTGCTCCTTCACCATCGTCAGATACAAATCCGGGCATTCAGCCATTACCTCGGCGAGGATGGCTTGCCCGATGTTCATCTGTCCCGCGTTGAACGCGGTCACATATGGAGAGTCAGAGAAGGGGTTCCTATACACTCCGCACCGATCTAGCGTGGACCATACCCATTGCCGGCCCTCTGCCATCCCCATAACAGCTTTTACAAATCCTTTCAAGCGTTTGGCTTGTCGATCTGCCTTCTTTTGCCGCGCATTAACCTGATCAGGTTCGCTGGCGTTATACGGTTCATCAGCCATCTTCCCACGGCCCTACAAGATCCAGTTCCGGATCGCGAATTATATCGGGATTAGGAGACCAGCGCCGCCCGTTCGGGAACCACGAACATGCCTTTTCGCGGCCCTCGACAGTCCCACCGAAACCGAGAGCAGTCGGGTGAAGAGTAGCTTTAGCGCCACTACGACACCGGGCAAGTTGAGAAAGTACCCCCGGGTCAGGAGCATAAAGTTCTTTATCGTCGCTCATGCTTTCCTCGTTGCGATAATTACGATGCCAGCTGGAACAGTGATCGAGGCCGCCGTAGAGTTGAAGAAGTAGTATTTGATCGTGTTAACAGCGGAAATCCACCGAACAAGCCCCGCTCCACCCTCGTTCCCGTTAAAGCTGTACCCAATAAGGAAATCGGCCAGAGCAACATTTGTCGCGGTAATCGTACGTGTAGCGCCAGCGACGCCAGCAGCCAAAGTTTCACCGGGGTAGCCGCTGTCACTGAAATCGTTCGTGACGTGACCGAAGGTGTTAAACTGAAACGCAGTGGCCTGCGAAGTCCACACCGCGCCGGCCGGGCCAATAAATGTCCAGGCTTGAGTTTGGTCGCGGAATACAGCGGTGGTCGTACCAGACGGTGGCACAGTGCCGATAGCGGTATTTCCAGCGATATAGACATGAGCACCACAGTAGACAGTGTCACCTGCAGTATAGGAAGTTCCGCTAACGAAGGTGCCCCGCGAGGCAGCAAGCGGGCCAATATAAGTCCAAGTGATAGTACCATCTGACGAAGTAGTAGTACCGGATGGTGTAGTTGCACCACTGGGCGCGGTTGATCCAGCACTGTAAACGCCGCTGATAGTATAGACTGTATCACCTGCGGTGTAAGCAGTGGCAGTAGTCCATTGGCCTCTGGTAGCGGTTTGGCCTTCCGAAACAGTACCTGTGCCCGATGGGCCTGAGCCGAATTTTGTGCCTTGGACTGTGCAGAGATAAGTGACGCCACCATTAGTGACAAGGTCGTCTATAAAGGCCGTACCAGCGGCCCAAGCAGTAACCGAGGTGCTACCAGCAGTAACACAAGACCAACCAAACGGCTGCCCTGGCCCGGCATTTTGTTTAAGGCGAACTTCGCCCTGAGCATAAGTACCGGTAGTTGGCGGAACCGTAGCATATTGAATAACCCGAGCGCCAGCTTCAGTACCATCACCAATAGCAATGCGCGGGGTTAGAAAACCGAGTTCGTAGAAGCTAGCCCGGCCTGCATGTTGCAGTGTTGGCGCAATGGTATTAACTTTACCTCCAGTCGCACGAAATTGTGGGACTGAACTAGCGCGTTGCAGAATAGTATCGCCGTTAATATACTGGAAATTCCAGCGAGTAGCATCTATTGATGGAGCCCAGCCAAGAATATTGCCGGTAACAAGCTTTGACCCAGAATAGGTATAAAACGAAGTCCCAACTTGGGCGTTACCTGCACCGGTGTAAATTGAAACGCCGCCTACACCAGCGTTCCACATCGAGGAATTACCATAATTTCCGACGGACTTGGTGAGGTAAGATGAGTCTGGATCAGGACCGCTAGTGCCACCAAGAGAAATTCCAAGGTTCCCTAGAACACCAATTAGACCCTCAGTATAACCGCCCCCGAATAAACTAGCACCTTGGCAGTAATAACCTACCGCTACTTGGTAAGTATTGGCAGAGTTCCAAGCAATCGAGGATGAAGCTCCGATAACAATTCCGGTTCGACGCCAAATAGTTTCGTCAGTGCCTGGCTGTGTGGACGATCCAATACCTGGAGTGGTGTTTATAAGATAGTATCGATGGTCGTTAAGGATATCAGCGATACCCTGGAAAGTGCGGTCAGCACCACCGATATCGTAACCGTAGTGTTCATTACCAAAAGACGATGCGTCGTAGATGCCACTAAGCCCAATGACACCGAAAGCCTCGAAGCCATGAGAAGTTCCCGCATTGGAATCAGCACCTTGGATGTAAAGCCCATGACCAGCGATGTTACGAACCTGGGTTCGCTTAATCCACCAGCCGTTGGGGGAACCGTAGAGTGCGCCTGTGCCAGCGCTAGTTGATCCAACGATGTTGATTCCATTCCCGGTAAAGCCATCGATGACGCAATCTTCAATGAAGCCGCGAGTACGTAGCCAAATCCCGTGATTAGCATCGGGGGCAAGCGTAACGCCACCATTTCCGGCCGAGATGATATGTAAGCCACTGAAATATGAATTGACTGAAGCTGGGAGAGCCGTGGTAAGTTTAGTGCCACCGCCGGAGAAGTTGTCGTTAACGGTGATGGCCACAACACCGGCAGGGAAAAGCAAGACCGTGCCGTTGTTATAAGTATAAGCACCAGCACCAACTCCGTGCCAGTATACTGTAGTACGAAGGTCGAAGCCTTGAGAGAAATAATAGTATTTGGCACCCCAATAGATAGGTGCGCTGGATGGGATATTAGTAGTGACTGGAGCACGGTTGGTGCACTCCTGCTGGGCCATAACAGCAGGGTAGTTATCAGTCCCAGAGAAGGTTGAGGCATTAGTATAAACGCCGTCGCCGACGCCGCCGAACTGCTCAATCTCGCAGCGTTGCCCCTGCAGATAAGTATGGGCTACGCCGTTAACTGAAACGCCAGCGTACCGCGACGAGTATGCGGTTGGAGTGACTGGCGATGCTATGACAATGCGCCAGTGGCCACCGCCGTCACCCTCGGTCGCGTAGCCTTTGACATAGAAGGTCTGCCCAACTGACAGAGTTAAGCTGCTGGCAGCGATACTGGTAAACGTTGAAAATGTTTGGCCTCCAGCACCTCCCGAGGGGCCAGCTGGCCCAACTGGCCCCGTAGCACCAGGTGTACCGGGAGAACCTTTCAGATTAGTAAGTGGCCCATTCCATGCACCAGTAACCTTCATGTAAAGGTTTCCGGTCGCGCTATCCACGTACACGTCGCCGTTGTTGCCCAGGGTGGAACTAGGTACTCCCGAGCCGACAATGTACGACGGAACGTTCGGCCCAATTCCGCCGGACTGATACATAATGCCAGTCGCAGTAAACTGCAGCCCACGCTCAGCACTCGCGTCGATTACCTCGAGGTTGCCGGTCTGCCGGAACGTAGCGTAGATATCGTTGTCGTCGGGCATCAGGCATTTCCTAAAATAGCGTCAAGCGCCGACTGGCCATTGCCCAGCCTCGTCTGCGAAAGTGTTTGCGCACCCTGTACTGCAGCGGGCGTCTGCTCGGCCAAGGCCTGTTGCTTCTGCTGCTGCGCCCGCTCCGTCCGCCGTGCTTGCACATCCTTCGGCGCTCGCATCAGCTTCGGTGAGTTCGCCAGCAGTTCTGAATATTCATTGATCGCTTCGTCGAGATCGATGTTGTCGAGGACCGATGGATCGACTGCGGCGAGGTTGCCCGCCAGCGATAGCAGCCGTTCGATCGAGCCGGTGGCGATGCCGCGCTGAGCCTCAGCCAACATACTAACGTATTGGATTTGCAGTGACTGCCCTGCGATCTCGGGCGGCGGGGGCGGTAACAGCCCCGCTCGGTGCATGATCGCGAACGTCCGATCAATCGCCGGATCGAGCGCCTCGTTCTCAAACCGCTCTAGCACCGGGCCAAGTTGGATCAGCTTCTCTTCCCGCAGGGCGCTGATCTCGGTCGCCGTCCGTACCGCGCCAGTGGATTGGTCGCTGATCTGGGTGAACAGCGGATTGAAGAAAATCGCCTTGATCCGCTGCTGAACTTCGGCGATGTCCTCTTTGATCTCCGCGACCGGGGGCATTACCTGATAGACCGGCTTGAAACCGACAGTGTTTGCGATGTTCGCGACATACGTTACCCCGCCAGGGAGCAGCGAAGCCGGCTGGTTCTTCAGTTGCAGGTCCGCGAGCATCGGCGGGTTGACCATCTTATCGATGGCCTGCGCTTTCCGTTTCGTCTCTTGCTGCAGCTGTTTGATATCGCCAAGAGCATCCATCGCCGGGCTACGACCGTAGGCGTCATTGCTGGAGATATCCCAGCGCGGAGTCATTCCCGGCCACTCGCTAAAGCCGCTAACCGACAGGACCTCGTCATCCCGGCCGACCTCAAGCCAGTAAATTTCCCGCCACTTGAACTTGGGCGCAAGCGCCCCATCACCGACATTCGGCTCGATCAGATGCCGAACCACAAACTCCTGGCCAAGGTTGGTCCCGCCCGCCCGGTACAGCGTCCGGACTTCGTCAGAGACATCGGCTTCGCCCCAGCGGGCGACTAGCTGTGCCACGTTCTGCACATACTCCCGGCCGATCGTATCGACCCGCTGAGTATAGCTGCAGCCGAAGAAATACTCCCCGAGGCAGGGATTGTACCACCGGACCACGTCGTCGTAGTCCTCATACCCGATCATGCAGGCGCTGCCGAAGATCGCCAAATCCAAATAGGCCGTAGCCATCGCCGTATAGAAGTTGGACTCGGCGAACACCCGTGTCATCCGGCTCTCGACCTCTGCGAGCCACAAGCTGACCGGCGTCGTGCCGCTGGAGTCGGCCGCTGGCAGCCGCAGCTTAAACCACGGCCGCGTTGGAGAGGTGATACCGGACATGAGGCCCGCAGCCAGCACTCGCGCCGCGATAGTTCCTGTCGAATCAAGAATGCGATGGTTGATCGGCGAGCCTCGGTTCATCCGGTTTGCCGAAACCAGCCAATCGTACCGCCGGGGGAGGATGTTCTCAGCAAGCTCCGCCCAATGAGTCCGCCAGGACTCGCGGTCATTCCGCAGCCCCTCAAGACGCTGGCCGGCTTTCTGGCGGAGCTTGCTTCGCATTCTACTGGCCCAACAGTGATTTCGGCGCCGAGGTGGCTGGCGTTGATAGCCCCGCAGCGGAGGTCATAAGTGTGCCGCCGAAGGGCTGGCCGGGATTATTCTTCCCCGCGACCTGTGCATTGGCGTCCGCTTGCTGCGGAACTAGCGGGAGAGCCTGCGGTGGCGGCGGGGCCGCAGGTGCTTTTGGCGTAAGAAAACCCATTGCTTTTACCTCACGTAGTGGTGCCAGTATTGGGGCTATTGCCGGTGCAGGTGCCAGGATCGACGTTGGTTACGGTCAGTCCCGCTGGCACCACGAACTTGTTCGACGTAACATTATCGACAAGCTGGATAGCCGAAGGCGTTCCAGCATAGATGCCCGGTCCGGCTTTGGACATATACAGCGTTCCGATGTTCATCCCGTAGAGGCTGCCGAACGCGGTGTTAGTCGTAGACTGGCCCACAACATAGACGTCGTTGTTCGTGCCGTTGGCTGTGAAAAGTGATAGCTTGTAGGCCTGGAAATCGCGGGCGTTGCGGAACTCCGCGCCGCGGGCGGTGCCGTTAAAGCCGGTGATATTACGGAGGGTGACGTTACGAATACCGACCAGCACTGACTCAACCACCACGCTCGCGGCGGCGGGACTAACCCCGAAGGCCGTAGCCACCACTATCGTATTGGTCGTATTGGACACGATAGTACGGAACTGGCCTGACGCGCCGCCGCTTGTAGCCCGCAGCTGCAGCAGCCCGTTCGCGAACTGGTTGGTCGTGAAGGGGTTACCGGCGAAGACGATCGAGGTGCCAGTGACCGAACTGACCGTGCCAGTGTACAAGGTGGTCGGCCGCGCCAAGCCATCGAGGCACAGCGGATACGAGATTGTCCCGCCGTTGAGACTGGAGATGTTTACATTCTCGACGTCAAAGAAGTCGGGCGAATAGCCAAGCTGGTTCGCGACGAGATACACGCCAAAGGTGCTGGCTGTGGCCGGCCCATCGAAATCGACGGAGAGGTTGCGAAGGGAGCCGCCGACACCATACTGCCCGGTGGCGACAAAGCCGTTCCCGTTGTGGCGGATGTTTAGAACGGAGTAGGACTCATTATCGCCGTAGACGTTCAGCCCAAAATCGACCGCGTTGGCCTGTGAGGCGAAGAACCAGTTTCCGGGTGGGATATATAACTCGTTCAGCTGGTAGACCTGGCGAAGATCGCTGATGGCTTGGTTCCATGCGGAGACGCAGTCAGAGCCACCGGGGGACGCGCCCCAATCGTAAAGGTCGGGGGCCTGTCGAAGGTAACGGCGGATGGCGAACTTGGGTATATACCCTGCCGGTAAATCGGCCGGGGCGAGGTTCGCGAGCAGGCTGTGCGCGAAGGCAGTCGTCGCCAACTGCGTGGTGTTGGCCGCCGCTGCGGCAGTCGGGGCAGTCGGCGTGCCTGTGAACGCAGGCGAAGTCAGCGCAGCCCGCGTCGTGTCGCTCGGATGGACATGATCCTCGTGGCTCACGTTAACGGCAGTTCCCGGCGCTGCCGTACCATCGGGTAGCGGATTGGCGCTGCCAAGCAGCTGTGGCACGCTCTGCCCGACGTAGTTTACAACCTGGGTTAGCACCGACCGCAGCTGCGCCGCTGTGTTCTGGCCGAGGGCGTTCGTTGTGACGGTAGTGATTGCCGCGTAGAGGTCGGAGAGGGTAGTCATCAGAATGCCATCTCCAGGGGGTTGTATTCGCTAACGACCTCGGGGGCTGGGTACGGCCCACCAGCATCCGGGCTCCGTGAAACGGGGTAGGCGAAGGTCAGCGCGAGTGCGTCCGCCATATCGGGTGATGGCACACCGCGCTTGCGCATCGCCTCTTTCGCCTCCAGCAGAATGGCGTTCTGGGCGTTGTACCCGTACATCGGGGCGCACAGCTCCGCGTCCAGCTGATCGTCGTCGGGGATCGCGCCACCTTTCAGCCACTCCCGCATCGCCGACCAAATCTCCGCCCGCTTGTTCGCGCAGAGCGAAGCGTCCGCTTCTAGCTGGAGCCGGTCCGGTTTCGCACCGAACTGTACTTCAATACAGTGAACGCGCAACTGACGCAGGCGATCAATAACACCACCACCAACACCGCCGCCGTCCACGAATATGCCGTCGGGCCGATAAGAGGCCGCAAACTCGGCGACTCTTGCAGCCAACTGCATCGTGTCAAGTCCGCGGAATACAGCGGGTTGCATACCTCTCGCATCACGGCCCTTTCGGAAAAACACCACGCTGGCATCATCGCCAAAGCGGGCCACGTCAACGCCCAGAATCAGTGGCTCGTCCCGGTGGACCATCACGTCCCGGGCGCGGGCCTCAGCCACTACCGCTGGGGAGATGAACGAATTAAACCCGACGCGAGGGAACTCGCCCTTAACACGAACACGAAAGAAATCGCTGTCTTCCCCTTCGGCCTTGGCCCAGGCCTCAAACTCAGCTTTGTCCGTGAACGAGACATCGCGGCTATCGACTTTATGGCTACGCCAGCGCCATGCTTGTTTGCCACCAGGGAAACAGTCGCGAAATCGGCCGATTGGATGGTTCGGGTTTCCACAGACCATCCACAGCCGCTCGGTGTTCGCGTCGGTCATGCAGCCGTCGGCGGCTTCCCAGATCACGTCCGCGATCCCTGACGCCTCATCGAACAGCATGAATAGCCGCTTGCCTTCGTTATGCAGTCCCTGGAACGCCGCGACGTTATTCTCCGACCAGGGAACCATGTCCACACGCCATGTCCGCTCCCGTTCCTTCGCGAAAAGCGCGGTCGCAGTAAGCGAGAACATCGCCCGCCCGATGAACATATAAAACCACTTACCGAGTTCGGCCCACGTTTTGGTTTTAAGCTGACCCTCGGTGTTGGCAGTGACGACCCCACGGGTGTCCTCGAAGGTTGAAAACGCCCAGAGGATGATCCAGGCGACGAGGGCCGATTTCCCCACGCCGTTGCCGGAGACGGTCGCAACGCGAATGGCCTGTTCAGGCGTAAGCAGGCCCGTGCGGAGGTCCTCAAGAACCGCTAGTTGCCAGGGCTCCGGCCCCGCCCGGTCGGCCAGCTGCGTGTGCGGCTCGCCCCAGGGAAACGCGAACATGACGAATCGGAGTGGATCGCCGCCGCAAGCGCCGAGTTCGTCGAGGATTTCGATCGAGAGGTCAGGCAATGAGTGGCCCCGCCCCGTGGTCGTACTGGCCGAGGGCGTTCGCCCGCATGATCGTGATCAGCTTGCTGGTGTACTTCGGGTCGGTCGCATACTTCAGTCGGCCCGCCACCACGGCCTTAGCCGCGACCTCTCCACTGACGTGGCACGCAGCGGGCCAGTTATGGGCGATTAGCCGCCCGTGGCTGTCGAAGGCTTCCGCCACAGACGCGAAGCGTCGAAATTGCTGCGGTACGCGAACGTCCCGGCCCTCAAGGTGTTCCCACGTCATAAGGGTCTGCGAGGGCTCGCCCGGCCGCGCCTTGATCCCGAAGGGGTTCCCGCCTGGGGCGTGTGCGCCGTACGCGGACTCGAGCGCCCATTGTGCCAGCACGAGGCTCGCCGGCACCGCCCACTTCGCCTGGCTCGCCTCGGCGGCGGCGATGGTCTCGGTTGGAAATCGGCTCATCGATCCGCCCCCTGGCCCCTTTGGGGCCTCACCTCTTCATCCGGTCGGTATTGCAGCCCGACCACATCGTTCGGCAGCCGGGGATCGACTTCGACCTGTTGGTCCAGCTTCTCGTTCACGACATCGCTGTCCCGGTTCAGCGAGTGCTGGAGGATGAGGGTCATCAGCAGGGCGGCGACACTGAGCGCGGAGTTGCCTGTAATGTTCCATGCGTCCGACCAGTGAAATAGGGGGCCGACGCCGAGCCAGCCCCCTATCCCAGCCAGCGCCACCCCGATCGCATAGGGCGAACCGAGAGCCCGTGTAACTGCAAAGGAGAAGCGCCGATAAGTCAAGACTGCGAAGCACCGTCGGTCGGGGCGAGGGCAGTTGAACCGTCGGGGTTGACCACTGCGTTCGGTGGGGGAGTGGCCGTGCCGCCGGAGGCGTCCGCGACCGGGGCGGGGCTACCGCCACTCGGCGTTGGGCCGGAAGGCGTTGGGTTTGTGGACGGAGGGCTGACGCCGCCAACAGGCTGGCCTGCGGGCACGGTTGCGACCGCGGAGGCGAGGCCCTGACGAGCAGTCGCCAGCCCCGAGACGTATTCGTCGATGGCGTCGAGGTCGCCCTGCTGCACCATGCCGCCGAGGTCGTTGGTGATCTTTTCGAGGAGGGCGATGGCCGCGTTTTCGCCCGCCTCCGTCTGCTGCACTTCCTGCTGCAACTGCTGCAGCTTCGCGCTGATCTGGCTCATCTCATTCTCCATCCGAGTCAGTTGTGCTATGATCGGGGATAGAAGGCTGCGCATCAATCGTTCGAGTAGTTGCGAGCGCATCCATCCTCCTTCGGGCGGCCTCTAACCGTCCGGCCATGTCCACTGTGATGTTGACGTTTGTGGACTTGGTCTGCGGGCCGTGACCAGTGCGGTCGGCGGACATTTTTACGATATCAACGAGAGAATCGGTTGCGATCGCATCGGGGTCGTCCTCGATCCGGTCGGCGAGGGTGTCGATGGCGACGATGTTCAGGCTCGCCAGCCGGCGTTGCACGTCCACGAAGTGCTCGGCCTTGGTCTCGCGGTAATGCGATAGCAGTTCCTGGAACGCCGGGTCGGCCTGAAGGATGCTGACGCGGGATGGGTCGTAGCCGGTCAGGCTTGCCGCCTCGGCTTTGGTCAAGCCGCTGGCGAGGGCCTGCGCGAGCGCGTGGTGGCGGTCGGTTAGCCGCTTCAGCAGGCTAGGGGCGGAGATGCCCCTCGGCAGCGCGAGCGCCTCCATGTCCGCCGGGGTCAGGTCCCGCACGTAGTCGGCCGCCAGATCGGCGCTGGCGCGGCCGCTGGTCCGCGGCGAAAGGTCAAGGTCCAGTTCCATATGGCCCGATCGGCCCTCCATACACCCCCGCATACGCGCGCGCGAGCAATTTGTCAACCCTGTCCGCTTCGTGGGAAGCAGATGGTATGGGCCAGGGAGATACGTACCTCTGCTTTCAGTGCCACAAAATTTGCGAGGGTGGTTTCCCGCGCGAGGGGGTACGGCCGATTTCGCGGGGCCGGGTCGGGCCAAGGCCCGGGGGGTGGTCGATAAGCGAGTGGTTGTGCGGTGCAACATGATGACCAGGGCGACGTGAAGCTCATGGGATGGCCGCGGCGAGTGGCGAAGCGATCACGAACTCGTGATTGGACGTGAGCAGACAGATATGGTTCTATCTCGTTGTTGCAAACGAAAGGACCAGTCCAATGTGGGTTAATTGCCAAGGCTCTATGCCTTTGTGCCTCGCGCCGTTCGCGCTTGTGTCGATCATGTATGCTGATGGATATGTATGGTTCGGCGCACCAGCGCATGGTCCGAATTGGGCCAAGGTTGCGGCGTATCGGCTCGAAGATTGACAAGCTCATGTCGGGCGAGCCCCGACATCGGCGTGCCAATCACGGCGCGACAAAGGACCACTCACATGACCAACATCATCATCGGACTCGGCGCGGATCGCACCATCGAGGTGGATCGGGCCAAGTTCACCCCCGAAGTCGCAGAGCACATTTTCATGTACGGGCTGCGTCAGATCCTCAACGACGCACACGCGTCCGAAAAGGACGGCGCGGCAAAGACCGCACTCAGCGAGAAGCGGCTCGCCAAGCTTTACGAGGGTCAAATCAATCGTGGCGGAAATGGGGCAAAGGCCTCGGCCGACCCCGTCGAAAAGGAAGCAACTCGCCTTGCAAAAGCCATAATCTCCAAAATCGACAAATCCCGGCTTGAGGCTGCTGCGAAGCGCCGCGCGATCGAAGTTGACGATTTGAAGCTTGAACTGATCGCGGCGTATGCCGCGAAGCCAGAGACCATCGCGCAAGCTCGCGCCAACGTCTCGGCGATGAATGCGGTTGAGATCGAGCTCTAGCGGCAGAAAGCCGCGTGGCGAGTTAGATGTGGCTCGCCACCCACACAAATTAGCCCCGGCAATCGTCCGGGGCTTTTTCATGGGCAAATGGCACCTCGTTATTTGTCCACCCACGGCGATCCGGGGGCCGCCCGCCACCACCATGGCCAAAACCGTAAATGCCCGCCACGTGCCAACGTCGACCGAAGCACCTAGCCCCCTCCGCTCGTACCGCTCCTCCGTATCCCTCGCAGCGGCCAAATGCCAAAATCGGCATGGCATGATATGGCTCTCGTTTTTTCGACGTGAGCCATATGTCTCTTTTCTCTCAATTCTCTCATTTTTTTTTTTTGGAGAAGAAACTACACGAGGCCCTTTCGAGCCCAAAACACATGCCGATTTTCCAAAATGCCCAAATGTAGGGATACCTAGGCCGGGTATGAGGCCGGTTACTAGGCAGCCACTTAGGTCACCATGATTTGGCCACGTTTGCGGCCACATTTCGGTCATGTTCTTTTGGCAATATTAAATTGTTGCAACCAATTATGGAGCTTTCCCGTGCTTGACACTGAACTTTCCAGCCCTGCTGGCTTCGCGGCGACCGAAAACATCCTCGCCGCACAGGGAATGATCCACCGCTACGGGAATTTTGCTTGGAATTTTATCGATAATCAACCGGGTGAGTTCAAATCGGACGATCTAAAACTGGCGCTTTGCAGCAATTTCATCCTCGCACCGTCGTCGGGCCAGGTTATTGCGTCGATACTGCTGCGGTATTTCTTGCATGTTGAATATGAGGGGCGGCGTTTGATGAAATATCCTCGTCGAATTTACAAGATGATCGGCACCCCTGCACATGACACGGCCGCACACGAAGAAAACGCTTGACACCGGCGAAACGCCGGTCCACAATCCCAACGTCGGCCACACCCGACACATTGTTTGAAAAGGACCAGCCCATGACACGATCTCAACAAGCCTTCAAAGCCTTATCTCCGGTTCGTGGCGCACTTCGCGGCTGGGCGTTCGCCCAGGACCCACACGGCTATGTGCGCCACGCCAAAACCGTGCGAGACACACTTCCCGCGCAATATCAACCGACAGCCGATGAAATGATCGGAGAGGTTGAGCGCATACTGGCAAATAAGTGACCCTTCGACCAGGGGGCATCGCGCCCCCTGCACGAAGCGCCATCGCTTCACCACTGCCAGCAATGATTAACCCGCAGTCGCAGAGACGTAAGAGGTCGGGTAAGATCAGGATCGCAGTGCTTCTTCACAAAGGACCCCTACCATGTGCCACCCTTACCCGCTCAGCACCATCTCCCACAAAATCCGCGTCGATTACGGGCTAAAGATGAACCTGGCCCGGCTTCGCAAGGCGGCCGAACTGACCGCCAAGGGTTACGACCCATCCACCGCGGCGTTCACCCTCGCTTCGCTCATTCAGCGCGGGGAAGTCTGATGGGCGACATCATCGAGCCAGTCGATCCCGACTTCGACGAAATCCACCCCGGCGACCTCCCGCACCCAGCAGGTGACCAATGACCCTACGCATCGGCACAGCCATTATCGTGGAAGGCGAGGTGTCCCACGGGACCCTTCGCATCCAGGACCTGCTTCGTACCTTCGCGGCCGAACTTGAACGGCTATCACCAACAAACTGCGCCGCGATGGCCCGCGACATGCGAGCGCAAGCCGACATTATCGACTCAGGTGAATGGGGCTACATCAGCGAGGAGATTGGTGCCGAAGGCATCGTCGCAGCCGAGGATCACATCAACTACATCCTCGCCCAGCACGGCAGTCCCTACTACTTCGGCGCAAACGAAGGCGACGGCTCGTCAATCGGCTACTGGTCGCACAGCGAATGACCCACCAGTTCGCCCACATCGCCACTTTCTACCTCCACCGCACCGGCTTCACCAGCCGCGGCGTCACCTACGCGATGGCCAGCGCCTTTCCCCGACCATCGGCCTACATCGATTTCAACTAGAGCTCCGTCCACTGGGATTTGCCCCAACGCGAGCTCCGTCCACTACAGCGAGGCAACCGAACATGCCAACCCTAGCTAAAAAGCATTTCAAAGCCATCGTCCGGGCGATGCAGGTTTCGCGGCCGATGCTTATCGCTCCGACTACCCCGGCTCGTGAGCGCAGGTACGAGTATGTTCACGCTTATTGGAGCGACATAGTTATATCGATCGGCGACGCCCTCGAAAAGCTGGAACCAAAATTCAACAAGGAGAAATTCATCAATGCGTGCTACAGCTAACATTATCGGCGACGGCCTCGCTCTCGCCACCATCCTCTTCGCCATCCTGACACTTTGCGCCATCGCGGCCGGGAACATCATTGTCCAGTGAGCTTTGGAACCAGCCGCCGCACAGCGGCTGTGTCGAGGACTCGGAGGGCACAATGATTAGATGGCATAAACCAGGGCAAAAAGTAACGATGGTAGAGCCGCATGTGTGGCCCACAGGTAGCCACGGAGCTCAAGCTGCGTTCGGCATTGTCTACACAATCAACAACTGCGTACTTTCACCACAGGGCAATCTCCATTTCAACCTCGCTGAGCTTCATAGGCTAGATAACTGGGGCGCTCGTTGGTTTCGCCCGGTCTACCCAAAACTTATCGAGGAACTCGCCACTATGGAAGTTCCCGTGCTGGAGCCAGCCGCGTGAGCAACCTTGGCAAATATCACGATATCAAACAGATCCTCGACGCAGCTCTCGCGGGCGGCGGCGGAAAGGTCGAGTGTACAACCCCAGGCGCGGCCACGAAGTGGCGGCACAGGGCGTACGCCTTCCGCAAGGCATACCGCGAGGAGGGCGACGGCACATCCCCCTGGGACGGACTTACGTTGGTTCTGGATACCGATCCGGTCACCCGCAAAGCTACCTCGAAGGTGGTCCGCGTGGAGTTCGGCAGTGCCCATCGCGTCACCTTCACCCCCAACAGCGAGGCCGACCCATTCGGCGGCCAGCCCGATCCGGAAGACCTGCAACTGGACTAACCGCATTGACATTTGCGGTGATATATGGTTTAATATAAGCGAAAGGATCAGCACAATGACCCACAACGAATATATTATAGTAGACGCAGGTTTTGTGCTACTGCGCTTTTGGGTTTCGACAGTAGCGGAGGCTCGTGCTCTCCGCGACCGCGACTATCCTGGTATGGAACTTTTCGTGGCGATCGATGATGCGTGACATCCCTCTCCCCGCCGGCTGCGCCAACATCTGGCTCACCGGCACGACGCTGTGGCTGGGCCTCCCCGGCCTCGGCCCGCAAGAGCAGGGCCACGCTCTGCATTTCTCCGCCGACACCTACGGCTTGCAGTGCGCTATGCTCGTGCTTCGCGAGCGGGCGAAAGCTGCCGGTCGTATCGGCACCCCCTCTGCACCAGTGCAAAGCACAGTCGATGCCATGGCACAGGCGCTGAAGCAGCGCCGCGACCCAGCAGTATCGCTTGGCGCGAAGATCATCCGTAACGGCAAGGCTTACACCCAGGCAGAGATCGACGAGGCCGAAGATTTCCTCAAGGAGTTCGATCTATGAACAACACCTACGATCTCGACGCCCAGGTGGAGGTTGACTTTACCGCCAGCATCGAAGATGGCCCATTTGGTCGTAAAACCTACGCAACTAATCCCTTCGCCTGCACCCTCCGCATCGCAGGGAAAGAGTTCGACCTCTTCTCTCCGCAGTTTAGCCGAGCGGCGCTTCGCACCGCGATCCTAGATACACTCGACGCGGCTATGTCGGACGACGCAGCGGCGGAGTTGGGCGAATGACCCGTGCCCGTTCCACGAAGGAGCCCTCCCATGGTGGATGATCGCGAGACGCGGGGCGGGAGTCTAACCTTGAGGCCGCGTTGCTCATGCGGACGACTTGTCAGAACTCACAACAACGACCGCCGGATTGGATGGTTTGCCTACGGGGAGCACGGCTCCGAGGAGGGGTGGGTTTGTCCACGCTGTGCTGAGATATGGACGCCAAGAGACGGTATGGGACGAGGGCCTGAAGCGGGCTATTGCGGCTTCATCACCCCCGCAGGCCGTGCCACCCTCGAAGAGCGGAGAGAACCGTGAGCGTCGATTATCCTTCCGCGCAGTGGTTCAATCCGCTACGTACATGCCGGGTGTGCGGCAAGCCGGCCGGAGAACTGAGAAGCTTTCGAGACAACAGCGTGGTCGCCTTCATGTGTGAAAAGCACGCGAAAGCCGCGATCAGCGCCGCTCATCGAAAGATGCAGTTTGCACCCGATGCATTTCTCCCCTCAGAGACGGAGGCCGATCAATGACCAATTCCAATCCGACTGCACAGCCCGCGAGCGAGGGGCGCATTGAGCGTCTCGCTGGGCCGAGAACGCATATCTGCTGGACACCAGACGGTACTCCTTTGGAGAACCGCGTGTTGGTCAGTCTAGTTCGAGAAGGTGATCTTCACCGCCTTGAGACCGCCGCCCTGGCCCAGCCAGCCACGCAGGGGGCTGTAGCTAGTGCTCTTCATGAGCGAGCAGAACGCGGAGACGAACTTGCTGTCCCTGTTTGGCAAGCCCACCAGCCCGTGGCCGCGTCGAGCGATGTTGATCTAGTTCAGGATTATGGAGAGGCGCTGAGCACTAACGTCTACATTTATGCAAATGTTAATGAGTTTACTTCGAAGCGACGTGAAGCATCGGACGAGCAGGTAAGAAAAGCCCGCACCGCCCTTCTCGCGCGCCTCGCCTCCCGCCCCGCAACGCAGGCCAGCCCTACTGCTTGGATGCGCGGCGTTTATCAGCCTTCAACACCCAGCGGCCCTGCTGAGCACGATGTCGATCTTGTCTATGGCGACGATCAGCCCGAAGGCAAAGGATGGCTGCCTCTATATCGAGAGCCACCCGCAGCGCAGGCCAGCCCGGCACCATCGGACAGCAGCTATTTATTGTCCCTTGCTGTGCGGACAGCGGTATCGAGGTTCGTCCTAGACGATCACTATAATCCGGAAGAAAGTACTGAAGACGAGATAGGGCGTCTGGCAGACAACCTATTTCGCGACATCATCGCTGAGCTACATGGGCAGCAGGCCAGTCCAGCACCATCGGCGGGGGTGGATACGGGTGAAATCGAGAAGGATATCGCAGCTTTGATTTTTGAGTGCGTTAGTAAATTCGCCGACGCAGACGTAGAGGCGAAACGCGCCGACCTCCTCGCCACCATCTGCGCTGCCCTGGACGACAAGGCGGTGCCGGACGAACTGCGGAAGCTGAGCGAGGCGGCAACACCCGCAGCCGCAACAGTCTGGCCGTCAACGCCAGAATACCTTCGTCAAGATGATCGAAACGGATGGGGCTTGTTCACGGATCATCATAGACGGCCGGGTGAAGCAAAAGAGAACGCCAAGTTTGCGGCCGGCTGCTGGAACTGGGTCCGCTCGCTCCTGTCCGCCCCGCCTCAGCCCGGCAGCAAGACGGAGGGGAAGTCGTGAGCCGACGTTTCAACGAGCGCGGCGTCATGGACTCCGCAGATCTCTGCCGCAACATCGACGGCGAGAAGTGGATCTCAATGGCGATGGATTTCGACGCTGCGGTCGCAGATCACCTTCGTAAGAAAGGCATTCGCTGCCGGAAGATCATGAACGAGATTTTTGTCCGCGAGGTCGACGGGCTGCGCGCGCTCGATGTTTCGCAGGGGGCTCCGCATGCCTAACGCCACAGAACTGAAGGCGCTGCGAGAGCGTTTGCGCGCTGCGAAGGGGCCGGATCGGGATCTGGACGACGCTATTGAAGCCTTGCTCTGGAAGGGCGTGGCTGCCGACCACCCGCACGCTGTACCTGTTGGCAGGACCGGCTGGAAGATGCAGGCTCCCGAATACTACACCGTCAGCATCGACGCGGCTGTGGCGCTGGTTGAGCGGGTGCTGCCGGGGTGCTGCATTTATCCAGACCTGACGCCAGGAGACTATGCCTGCGGGCTCCGGTTGCCCGACAAATCGAGGCACGCGACAGCCTTCCAGAAAGGCGCGACCGGGCCACTCGCGATTTTACACGCGCTCTTGGTGATGCTGGAACTCATCGCCACCGCCGAAGATCAGAACAGAGAGTCAAGCGATGTCTAAGACCCGCGATCTCACGCCTGAAGAACGCGACGACTTCGACCATAATGTGATGGGGCAGCAGTGGTGCTGCGTCATTTGTGCGAACAAGTTCCCTTTCGGGAAGCTCAAGGCAACAGCTTTTGGGGTTGCCTGCCCCCATTGCGGGTCAACGGAAGTCGCGCGTGCTGACGGCCAGATTGCCGATGCAATCGATCCTGAGAATTACCCAGGTCCACAAGGAACGCTGCAATGACCGCCCCCGATCTCACCGCGCCAGAGGATGTGGAGCGTGTCGCGCGGGCGATTTACTTCGCTAAGCACACGATCATGCACGACCACGAAAAGCTATGGTCAAAGACCAAACAACTTCAGGGTAAGGTTTGGGAAGAGATCGCTCTTGCCGCCATCGCCGCCCTTCAGCCCACCATCACCGCCGCGCGTGAGGCCGGACGACGGGAGGAGCGTGAGGCGTGTGCGCTTATCTGCGACGGCTATGGTCGCGAAGGCGAATGGGTCGCAAAGGCTTACGAGGCCGAGACGGCTGATGAACTAGCCGCTCGTATCCGCGCCCGAGCAGCCGCGCTGCCGGCGATGGGCGAAGGTTCCTCAAGCCAGGAAGGGGGCAAACATGTTGCAGGAATTGACCAAGGGATTTCTATGGGGAACAGCGGCAGCTGCGATGGCGGTTTCGCTAGGCGTATTTCTGATGAACGTGCTGTAACCCCGACCGCCTCTGAGCAATCCGGGGCGGCCGGACCCTCCGCTAAAGGTGAGGCCGCCCGTTGGGTCACCTTGGCAGAGAGAACACGTAAAGCTTTTGAGGCAACCCCCGAGCCAGTGCAGGCGGATGCGGGGGAAGTGCTGCGCGAATTTGAGTGGTCAGGCCGGAATTACGATATTCACGGCAACAGGAGTGTTCCCTGTTGCCCTATCTGTAAAGGGGAATATCCCGAATATAAAGGACTGTCCGGCGGAGGTCTATTAGGACATTCAACCAAGTGCCGCCTCGCCGCCGCCCTCCAGCCAGTGCGGGCGGATGCGGTGGCGCTTGGCGTCAAAATCGATCAAGCAAGAACAAATCCGCATTGGTCGGGGACGGCCTCGTTCGGTTTCGAGGAATGGGAGATGATCGCCGCCGCCCTCCGCCACACCACCAGCCCCGGCGCGGATGCCGAGGACGGAGGGTGGTTACGCTGTGCTGTAAGCGGCCCTGACCATGATGAATCTGGTCACATGCTGGTAACTGTGCAAGACGGAACCTATGACGGCGCCCGCGTATCAGTTCACCAGGACCTTATCCGGCGAGACCTTATTCCGGAAGACCGTGCGGATGCCGAGATTGCAAGGCTTACATCTCTGGTTGGAATGGCAAGGCAGGCTGTATCGATTACCGAAGCCAGTGCTTCCGTCAAGGATGCCGAGATTACAGCGCTGAAGGCTGAGGTGGAGCGGGTGAAAAGGATCTACAGCTTCGGCAACATGACGTTCGACGCTTTGGTCAAAGAACGGGATGGCTTGAAGCACAGCACCACCGATCTCGCGGCCAAGCTCGCGGCTGCTGAAGCGGCGATGGACGAAGCCCTAGCCTACCTCGATCAGGCAAGCTCTTACCCATCAATGACTTCTTGTAAGTCTGGTGCTGCGCGCCTCCGCTCCGTCCTGGCTTCAATTCGAGGAGGTGAGGCGTGAGTAAAATCAAGTTAGGAAGAGCGCAGGAAGAACTTCTGCATCTACTTGCTTCGGGTGAGCGAACCGACATCACAGACGAATCGATTGTCCGCGCCCTCGAAAGAAAAGGATTGGCAGAACGCCACGTTGATCGGCATGGCCACCTCGCCAATCGCCATTCATGGCGCATCACGCCGGCCGGCCGTTCCGCCCTCTCCGCCAGCACGAGTGCGACAGATGTCTGAGCTTCGCTACCTAGCTGTTCTCGGAAGCAGCGCTCTAGCGTTCGGAGGATGTATCGCTATGTGGTTTACGCACTCTGCGGCTGCCGGCGCTTCATGCACACTCGGACTGCTCTCGCTTACGATAAGTATCGCGTATGTGCGGGAAGGCCACCCCGATGTCTGAATTAGCGTATCTGGCATGGCCGATTAGCGGGAGCCGCGCGACATGACCAGCTTACCCTGGACCGACGACGAGATCGCCATCCTCCGCAAAGCCTGTCACCATCGCAGCTATTTCACAGTTGGGCGTCTTCTCGGCCTAACCCGTTCTTACTCCGCCGTTAAGACAATGGTGTTCCAGCTTAACCTCCGCAAGTCAATTCCGATAAAACACGTTCGTATCCGACTAATGCCAAAGGACCACGATTATGTCGAACAGCAGCGCGGCCGACTCACCCGCTCCGACTTTTTCCGCAAACTCATCCGAGATCATCGAAGCCGAAACCTTCAAGTACGTCCGCCAGCACACAAAACTGATGGCTCTATCGACCGGCCGCTGGGCAATTCTTGACGCCAAGTTCCAGCTCATAACTATTGTCAACCGCCCTTCGGACTATCAGCCGCTTGCCAACCTCGAAAGTGTGTTTGCATCGCTGCCGCGGGCGCTGAAGCTGGATATGGCCGAACTGCTAAAGGAGCTAGACCTGTGACCCCTACCGCCGAACAGCAAGCAATTGTCGATTTCGCCAAAACCCGTCAGGAGAACCTCCTAATCTCCGCCCTCGCCGGCGCAGCCAAAACCACCACCCTCGAACTTATCTGCAAGAAGGTCAACTCCATTCCGATCCTTTCGGTGGCCTTCAACAAAAAGATCGCCGACGAGATGAAAACCCGTCTCCCCGGCCACGTCGAGTCGAAGACCATGAACGGCCTCGGCCACAGCGTCTGGGGCCATAAGACTGGCCAACGTCTCGTCATCGACATGAAGAAGTCCTACAACCTGCTCCGCGCCGAGATCGACGCCCTCGGCCGGGGCGATAAACAGGCAGCATTCGCCGATTTCGCCGACACCCTGAAAATGATCAGCCGGGCGAAGCTCTCCGGCTACATCCCCGACGGCGCCTGGGCCGAGGCCGATCACCTGCTCACCCGGGAAGAGTTCGAGGATAGCTTCGAAGACCCCCCAGCTTCGCTTCAGCTCCGCCTTACCGACAAGGTCCTTAACGCCAGCATCGCGGCCGCCTATAACGGAGCCATCGACTTCGATGACCAAATTTACATGCCCACACTGTTCGGCGGAACTTTCCCTCGCTTCCCTCTCGTACTCGTGGATGAAGCTCAAGACCTCTCCCCTCTCAATCACGCCATGCTACGTCGACTTGTCTCACGACGAGTTATTGCTGTCGGTGATCCGTGGCAATCAATATACGGCTTTCGGGGAGCCGTTAGTAATGGAATGGAGGCACTTCGTACCAGTTTCGGTATGTCCGAGTTGCCGCTTAACATTAGTTTTCGGTGTCCCCAAGCTGTTGTTCGTCGGGCCTGGTTCCGAGTCCCCGACATGCGGTGGCCGGATTGGGCGGCTCAGGGCTCGGTGGAAGAACTGGACATCTGGGGGCCGCGAACTATCCCTGACGGCGCGGCTATTATTTGCCGGAACAATGCTCCTCTTTTCCGTTGCGCTCTGGCGCTCATCCGATCTGGGCGCGGTGTTAGCGTTGTTGGTAGGGATGTTGGCCCTTCTCTCGTAAAGGTGCTAAAGTCGCTCGGCTCCCCGACCACCGGCCGCGAAGACGTGCTGAAGCTGATCGATCAATGGCTGCAGTCCACGCTGCGGAAGAACAAAGGAAAGGCCTCGACCTATGACCGCGCCGAATGTCTACGTGTCTTTGCCGGAACAGCTAACGATCTGGCAGGAGCGATCGCTTATGCAGAGGACCTCTTTAAACGAGAGGGGCCGATCCAGTTGCTTAGTGGCCATAAATCCAAAGGGCTTGAATGGGACACTGTCTTTCATCTTGATCCATTCCGCGTCCCTTCGCCTTGGGCCAAAGAAGCGGAAGAAATCTCCCAGGAACTGAACATCCGCTACGTCATCCTCACCCGGGCGAAGCAGCGGTATGTAGAGATTAACATGGACGATTTCGATCCAGTGACATAAGGCTTTCGTCCTTTGGACGTGATATGGTTCGGGCCTGCACGTCTCGCTTGACAATCGCCCGGTCTTATGCGTATATGTCCGAACGGTCACAAAGGACCGCCACACAAGGAGCCACCCCCATGCAATTGACCATCGCCGGCAAGACCTTTCAGGTTGAGCCCAAGTACGAAGCCGGCCACTCGCTCAGCGAGAACGAGGCTAACGCTCTCAACCAGCTGCGCTACGAGAACCTCCGCAATAACTTCGCGGGCAAGGTCAAGGCGGGCGCAGAGGCCGGCATCGATGACGATACCCTCCAGAGCCAGCTGGCCGATTACGCCAACAGCTACGAGTTCGGCGCCCGTGCAGTCCGCTCTGCTGTCATCGCCGATCCGGTTCTCAACGAGGCGATCAAGATCGTCAAGGAGAAGCTGATGGCGGCGGCCAAGGCCAAGGGCTACAAGCCGGCGGAAGTCCGCGAGGAACTGGCCGAGAAAGCCGAATCCTTCATCGCCTCCCGCGACACGAACGAGAAAGCCCAGCGCATCTGGGAACTGGCGCAGGAGCGCGTCAGCCAGAAGGCGTCCATCGCGTCCGACGATCTCGGGGATATGCTCGGCGAGCGCCCTGCTTCGCAGGAGGCCCCGGCCAAGAAGGCCCGCAAGAGCAAGGGCGAACAGCACGCTTCAGCCTAACGAGTTCCCCTCCCCGCTTTGTTGGTCCTTTGTCGGGGAGTGGTGGCGGGGCGACTATCCACGTAGTCGCCCCGCCTGACCTTCGGACCACCCAAGGACCACAATGAAATACCTCGAACTCTGGTATCAAGCGATGGCCGCACAGTTCGGGATTGTGGTCGAGACCAGCCGGCCGCAGCTATTTATCCAGAAGCTTTACGCCGCCCGCCGGGGGTCAATGGACCCCGCCCTCGCCAACCTCAGCATCGTCCAGTCCCCGCTCGTCGTGGGCGAGGTGTGGATTTTGAAGCGCAAGGAGCCGACCAGTGAAGCGTGAACTTCCAAAGCCGAAGACAAACGCTGAATCTGGCTGCCTCTACTGTGACACACTAGGGCCAAATAGTTGTTTGACGCCTGAGCAGGCTCAAGCTTGTCGCGATAAATGTGCGCGCGAGTTTAAGATTGCACTACGACGCGCGGAGGCTCATCGTGAAGCGTGAAGAAATCCCCATCGAGAAGATCACCCTGAACCTGTTCGAGGGGGACTACGCATTTCTCCGGAACTGGTACAGCACTCGCGTCGGCGCGGGCAAAATCATTCGCGAGCTTGTCCGCGCCAAGCGATTGCAGCTGGAAGCGGAACTTGAGCGCCGAGCCCCTATCATGAAAGGACCAGATCTATGAGCGAAGAATGGCACGGCCGACAAATTCTCACTTATCGCGAGTACACTCCGATCCCTGATCGCCGATGGGACTGGTATGCCTACCTTGAGGGCAGCGACGAAGAGACCGGTCTTCGCGGCTGGGGTCGCACCGAGCAGGAGGCCATCAACGACCTGATTTCTGAACTGGAGGCCGACGATGAGTGACCTCCAGGAACTCTTCTCCCGCGACCCTCTAAAGTTGACCCGCGAAGACACCGACCAGATCATCGAGTACTACCGCGCCCAGCGCGTCAACTTCAAGAAGGTTGAGAAAGAGGGCAAAGTCCCGAAAGCGCCGAAAGCGGTAAAGCCGGAAAAACCGAGCGGCCCCCTGAACATGGACGCGCTCCTCGATGACATCTGAAAGGACCAGCCATGACCGACTCGCCTTTCCTCCCCGGCACCAAGGTGCAATACGCTTGGGACTCGACGTCCCTCGGCCTCTATAAAGAGTGCCCGCGGAAATATTACTATCAGATGATCCTGGGCTATCGGCCGAAGTCGCTCGGCGGTAGCCCCCACCTGCGGTTCGGCCAGATCTACCATTCAGCCCTCGAAAGTTATGATCGCTACCGAGTGCAAGGTCGATCGCACGACGATGCTCTTAGCTTTGCTGTGCTTAATGCTATGATGGATAGCTGGGACTATCATGACGATAAACCGTCTGGCCCCTGGGTCTCCGACCATTCTTTGAAAAATCGCGAGTTCCTTATCCGTTCCATCATCTGGTATCTCGAGGAGTTCGCGGACGATGCAGCGCATACTGTCATCCTTGCGAACGGTAAGCCTGCGGTGGAACTCAGTTTTCGAATGGAGCTTGATAGCGATATTATGCTGTGCGGTCATCTGGACCGTGTGGTCGAGTTTGCGGGCGATACCTATGTGATGGATCGGAAGACCACCACGACCACGCTGTCGCAGCGCTACTTCGACCAGTACAACCCTGACAACCAGATGTCGCTTTACACTGTCGCGGCCAAGGTCATCTACAACACCCCGGTCAAGGGCGTCATCATTGATGCCGCGCAGATCGCCGTCGGCTTTACCCGCTTCAGCCGGGGCTTCACCTTCCGCACGGAGGGGCAGATTGAGGAGTGGCTTGCAGCTACAAAGGGCTGGATTGTTGAAGCACAAGAACGAGCTGATGGCAGCGCACGCAATATCTTGGACCCGCTTGTATGGTGGCCCCAAAACGAAAAAGCCTGTGGCAACTACGGCGGCTGCCCTTTCCGTTCTGTCTGCTCCCGCGATCCCCGAGTCCGGCAAAACTTTCTTGAAAGCAACTTTGAGGTAAACCCATGGAACCCCTTGGCGGCTCGCTAATCAACCCGCACTCTGCTCCGGTAACTCGTCTTTTTCGCAGCGTCGAAGACAACCTCCCCCAGCGTGACATCCTCGTCTTCATCGATCTCATTCGGAGTTACAAACAGTGTCTGCACTTTCTCTCGAACCCACCAACCGACTCTTCAAAACCCTCCTCATCGGGGACTCCGGATCAGGAAAAACTGGATCTCTAATCTCCTTGATCCAGGCCGGGCTTCGCTTACGCGTCCTTGACATGGACAATAAGCTGCAAACAGGCATCCTCCCGGCCCTAATCAAACAGCAGTGCCCCGAGAAGGCCGCACTCGTTGACTTCGAGTCCCTCCGGGATAAGCTAAAAGCTTCACCGATGGGATATATCCTCGATGGCCCGCCCAAGGCATTCGCTGGCGCACTGCAGCTGATGGACAAATGGTCTGACGGCACTCGGCCTGAAGCCTGGGGCGCCGACCATGTCTTCGTCCTCGACAGCCTCACTTTCCTCTCCGACGCTGCATTCGAGTGGACCAAGGCCATGAACCCCTCGGTCAAAGACCCCCGGCAGTGGTACGGGGCGGCGCAGCAGGCCGTCGAGGCGGTGCTGGCAAAGTTGACTAGCAGTAGCTTCAACACGAACGTTATCGTAATCGCGCATGTCTCTTGGGTCGATCGCCCCGACGGGACTATGCGCGGCTACCCCGCATCAGTTGGCAAAGCCCTTGGCCCAACTATTCCGGCCTACTTTGACAACATGATAATGGCCCAGACGAAAGTAGGAGGTAAACGCGAACTACAAATAGCCCCGACAGCAATGGTGGACCTCAAAAACCCAACGCTCGGTAAGTTGGCACAGGCCCTCCCAATCGAAACCGGACTCAAAACATTCTTCGATGCAGTGAAAGGTTAAAGCGATGCCAGAAACCTGCCAAATCCGCCATGCCGAGAATGGCTTCATCCTCGAATGGTACGACGAGCGGGACGATGGAACGACCGTTCATCGTGTAGCCATCTACGTAGATATCTATGAGCTCACTCGTGCCCTTATCAACATCTTCCCGGAGCAAAAGTAAATGGCCGACTCATTCTCTTCAATCCTCGATCGTCCTCTCGAGACAGCCGAACGCCCGAAGCCGACGCCGACGGGCACCTATACGGCGATGATTTTGCCGGAGTATAAGATCGACAAATCAACCAAACAGCAGACGGATTACGTTGAGTACAAGTTTAAGCTGCTGCAACCTCACGATGACGTTGACCAAGAGGAACTAGCCGCCATCAAAAATGGCATTCAGTCACGCGAGATGCGCAAGTCGTTTTATCTCACCGAGGACTCACTCTATCGGCTCACTGCATTCCTCGACTGCGCCGGCGTGGAGTGGAAAGGCAAGTCGCCCCGGCAGTTCATCAGCGAGGCACCCGGCCATCAGGTCAATCTTCAAGTGATCCACAAGCCCACCGCCGACAAACAGGGACTGTTCGCGGACATCTCTGACAACGGCTTCTCGGCCGTCTAATCGAGGGGGCTTCGGCCCCCTCTCTTTTGGGAGGAACCATTGACGTCAGGCATCTTCCGCACCGCCCCCCTCGCCGATATACAGGTGAACCGTGACCAGCGACAGCGACGTGATCTTGTCAACATCGACGAACTTGCAGAATCCATCCGAGCGCGCGGACTTATTAATCCGATTACAGTCACAGGTGACCTTGTCCTTGTTGCCGGAGAGCGCCGGCTTGAGGCTTGCCGTCAGCTTGGATGGGCTAACATACCCTACCAGCTTGCTTCTGACCTTTCCCCAGATGAACTCCATGCTATCGAACTCGAAGAAAACATCAAGCGTGTAGACCTTTCTTGGCAAGATCGTGCTCGCGCCATCTCTGATTACCACAACTACCTCAAGGCCAAGTCCAAGGACTGGTCGATGGAGAAGACCGGCGAGGCCATGGGTTGGTCCGGCTCCGTGGTGCAGAAGCACCTACTCGTCGCGGCCGAACTTGGCAACCCCAAGGTTGCCACCGCCCCCAAGTTTTCAGTCGCACACGGCATCGTTGATCGTCAGCGTTCTCGTAAGGCCGAGGCTGCTGTAGCTGGCATTCGTGCCACCGCCCCCAAGTCAACCGACGGCCCCGGCGAAATCATTCAGGCCGACTTCCTTAAATGGAGCCAGACCTACGATGGACCCCATTTTAATCTGCTGCATTGTGACTTTCCCTACGGCATTAATGCTGACAAATTTGATCAGGGTAGCGCTGCAGCACACGGGGGCTACGCCGACACACCCGAGCACTATTTTGATCTCATTGATTGTCTGCTGGGCTTTGCTGATAATCACTGCCATGACAGCTGTCATTTGGTCTTCTGGTTTTCTATGGCCCACTACACCCCTACACTCGAACGGTTGTCAGCCGGGGGCTGGCGGATCGAGCCCTTTCCACTTGTTTGGATGAAGTCGGACAATGTCGGAATCCTGCCAGACCCACAGCGTGGACCCCGTCGAATTTATGAGACAGCTCTCCTTGGATCACGAGGCGATCGAAAGGTTGTCTCAGCTGTTGCAAACGCATTCGCCGGCCCAACTAGCCGAAACATTCATATGTCCGAGAAGCCGCAGCCCATGCTCGCGCACTTCCTCCGAATGCTTGTTGACGAGAGTACCAGCCTACTTGATCCAACTGCTGGATCGGGTTCGGCAATCCGGGCCGCCGAGCACTTGAAGGCGACGCGAGCCCTCGGGCTGGAAGTGAATCCTGAATTTGCAAAGCTGGCGCAAGACGCGCTCGCCGGATCGAGGAAGAAGTGATGAACAGCTGGGAGTTCTATCGGATAATCGAGGATCGCGTGTATGGCATTTGCGACCTTAATGCTTTTCGCGAGCACCTTGTTCATCTTAATGTTCCCGGGCACGTTATTGCCTGGCTCTGCGTTAACATCAAACCGGAGTAGGAAGTAATGCACATCAGCAGCCCCGTCGAACACGAAACCTTTCAACGCCTCGTCGAGAACATTCGCGAAGCGAAGTCGTGCTGTGAGCAGATGGATCACTGGCAGGCAAATAACGGCTGGGCGCAGGTCGCCACCCAGATGGACACCATGCTGGAACTGCTTTACAAGCTGGCCGAGAGGGGGCTACGCCAATGATTAAAGACCCTATCGCCGTGGTGAAACTGACACTGACTCTACCAATATATCTGAACGATGAAAATAATCTGGGCGCTTTGAACGAGTTACTATCCGAAGCTAAACAAAAACCAATAGCTCGTTCGATAGGAGAAACCATCGCAAAACTTGATAGCCCACAGCTTACGTTCGACCTCGAATTTATTCGCTTCGGTTATCCCAAATGACCGAGCGGTTTCCAACCCCCGCGATCGTCCGGTATAGCTCCATCATGCGTGTGTACGTTGGTAGCTTTTGGACGTATCGGTCTAACCCAAAGCTGCGCTTCAGCTACCTCACGCGCTGGCTCGACCCAACTTACGGGCGTAAGCAATGACTCCCCCATCCGAAGAACTGTACCAAGAAGTTAAAGCTTTCCTCGACAGTCTTACTCCCGAACACATGGCTGAAAAACCTCTCGAACTTCTCATGGAAGCTGAAGTGCTTCTGGTTAAGGCAAACGTTTACGTAGGCCTTTACGCCATTCACCGAGCAAAAACTGATGGCCAAAATAGCACTCCTCGGTGAGGCCTGGGGCGAGTACGAGGCAAAGCTGAAGCACCCGTTCGTCGGCCCCTCCGGCCGCGAACTTGTCCGGATGCTCGCCCAGGCTGGCTACTTTCCCGATCCGAAGGTCTGGGACGAGGAAGCCGTCCGCCGCTTCTGGCTGACCCAGAACGTGGTCAGCCTCCATAACGTGTTCAACATCCGGCCGGAGCCGACAAACGATGTCACAAATCTGTGTGGAAGCAAAAGTGATGATATTGTGCGAGGGCTTGAACCTCTCGCTCCCGGTAAATATTTACTTGGACGATACGCAGGGGAACTCGATCGAGTTACGACCGAGCTTACAGATGCTGCTCCAAACATTATCATTGCCCTGGGCTCTACAGCAGCCTGGTTCCTCTTTGGCAGCGGGCGAATATCGAAAGTTCGTGGCGCGATTGCAGGGAGCCGTTTCGGCAAAGTCCTCGCTACCTATCACCCCTCCGCCGTACTTCGACAGTGGGACCTCCGTCCCGTTACCATCCTCGATCTGGCAAAAGCTCGACGAGAGTCGGCCTTCCGAGAAATCCGACGACCCGCCCGAGAAGCCTGGATTGCCCCCACTCTGGCAGACCTTGAAGAATTTTATGAGAGGTATATAGCAGATGCCAAGTTCCTCAGCGTCGATATCGAAACATACGCGGACACGATTACTTGCATCGGTTTCGCCCCGAGCACTAACCGCTGTATTGTTGTCCCCTTCAGCGACCCACGGCGCGAAACTTATTCGTACTGGGGATCAATGGGAGACGAGGCTCGCGCATGGCTATGGGTGCGACGAGTGCTACAACATTCTTCAGCAAAAGTTTTCCAGAATGGGCTTTACGACCTACACTTCCTCTGGCGTCGTTACGGCATCGCTGTAGCCAACGCCGGCGAAGACACCATGCTTCTCCACCATGCCCTCCAGCCCGAGTCGCCGAAGGGCCTCGACTTCCTTGGCTCCGTCTATACCAGCGAAGCCGGATGGAAGTTAATGCGCCGGTCAGTCACAACAATCAAAAAGGAGGAATAATGCGACGTGTGATTGTTGAGTCCCCCTACGCGGGCGACACCGAGACCAACATCCGCTACGCGCAGGATGCGCTGCTCGACTCCCTCCAGCGTGGCGAAGCCCCTTTCGCCAGCCATCTTCTGTACACCCAGGTCCTCGCAGACAAGGGCGCTGCCCGTGATCTTGGCATCAAAGCGGGCGTAGTCTGGGGACTCGTCGCCAACGCCGCTGTCTTCTACACCGACCTCGGCTGGTCGCCGGGGATGCTTACGGCCCGAGATTTCTACGGCCGTCCCCGCACACTGGTCACGGTTGAAGAACGGAGCCTCCCCGCGTGGCGAAAATAATCCAGACCGCCGACCTACACCCCGGCGAGCCCGCCAGCGACACGGAGAAGCTATGGGTCTACAACGCCCTCGATTGCATGGTCACGCTGGAGGTCTACGAAACCATCGAGCCTATGCTCGACAACCATACCCGCGCCACCTACGAGTTCTCTAAATCCCTCCAAGCCCCGGTGCTGGAGATGAACATGCACGGCGTGCTGATCGACAAGTCTCAGCGCGACCGTCTGCTTACCGCGTACTCCGCCGACATCAACCGCCTCGCCACCCAGCTTAACCGGATCATCGAGGAGGGCATCGGCATCCAGATGAACTGGAACAGCCCTCAGCAGCTGAAGGAACTTCTCTATGAGCGACTCCGCCTCCCTCCGGTTCGTAAGCGAAACGCAAAGGGCCAGCTTGTCCCGACAGCTGATCGAGGGGCACTTGAGAAACTCTCTGACTACTTCGTGGCACAACCGATTATCAACCACATTCTGGCCCTCCGAGACCTGTCAAAAAAGGCTGGCGTCCTTAGAACTTCGATTGACACCGACGGACGAATCAGGACAAGTTTCAATATCGGTGGAACAACTACTGGCCGCTTGGCTTCTTCACTGTCCGACTTCGGAACGGGAACGAATCTCCAAAATATTGAGCAGCGGCTTCGTCGTATCCTTGTCGCAGATCCCGGATACAAATTCGCCTATATCGACCTCGAACAAGCCGAGTCCCGAGCCGTCGCCGGAATAGTCTGGAACCTCTTTCAGGATGGCCGCTACCTCGACGCCTGCGAGTCGGGCGATCTTCATACCAGCGTCTGCAAGATGGCGTGGCGGAACCTGCCCTGGACGGGCAACCTTAAGGAGGATAAAGATGTCGCAGAACTTCCGTTCTATCGAATGTTCAGTTACCGTGACATGGCCAAACGTCTTGGGCATGGTTCCAACTATTACGGACAGCCTGCACACATGGCTAAACAAACTAAGATCGAGCAGCGAATCGTTTCAGAATTTCAAGGTGCGTATTTTTCTGCCTTCCCTGGTATACCAAGATGGCACGCTTGGGTTCAGCGGGAACTCCGCGAAACTGGCTATCTCGTTTCGCTTACAGGAAGAAAACGTTGGTTCTTCGGTCGGCGAGATGACCCAGAGACTTTACGTGCTGCCATTGCCTTTAGTCCTCAAGGAGGGATCGGTGACATTCTCAACTCCGGCATGCTCGCCGTCTGGCGATCCGGCATAGCCCAGCTACTGCTCCAAATCCACGACGCCATTCTCATCCAATATCGCGAAGCGGATGAGGACTGGGTCGTGCCGCAGGCGATGAAGCTACTGGTCCAGCCGTTTCAGCTTGACCACGGCCGAACCCTCGTCATCCCCTGCGAAGCGAAAGTCGGATGGAATTGGGCGAACCAAGAAACAGATCGAGCGGGCAATGTAATTGGTAACCCGAACGGCCTGGCCAAGTGGCGCGGCCACGACGACCGCCAACGTGTCGGATTTCTAGATGAAGTTCTGTAATGACAAGAAAGCTTGGGAGTTGGATCGATGGCTTCATGCAATACTCCACGAGCTTCTCCAGCCCCGCCATCTTCCGGCGATGGACAGCCGTCGCGATTGTCGCTGGCACACTGGAGCGAAAGGTTTGGGTCTTCACCAAGGGTGCCCCCCTCTACCCCAACCTCTACATCTTCCTCGTCGGGCCACCCGGAGTCGGCAAGACCCACGTCCTTAACAGTGCCGCTCGTTTCTGGGGAAGCCTACCAGATTATCATACTGCAAGGACGAGTGTCACTAAAGCTTCGCTTGTTGACGAACTCGCAGATGCTAAACGAAATATACTTCGACCAGGTGATGATCCACCGCACGTCGCATATAATTCCCTGCTGGTTCCTATTCGTGAACTTGGAGCTTTCCTTTCATCGTACGATCCTGATTTCATGGGTTTCCTCACAGATATCTATGACAATCAAAAATACGGAGAATCTCGTCGCACTAAAGGGACCAAGCTGGACATTGAAGCCCCGATGCTCAACATCCTTGCGGCCTGCACCCCCAGCTACTTAGCCACCACTCTTCCAGAGGGAGCCTGGGACCAAGGCTTTCTCTCCCGCGTCCTGCTGGTTAGCAGCGGCGCATCCGCCCCCGAGGACATCTTTGTCGAAGGCACTGATGATGGACTACCAGAGCCACTTATACATGATCTTCGCGCGATCGCAAAGCTCTATGGAAAGGTCGGTTTCACTGAAGAGGCAAAGACTGACATTCGTGATTGGCATATGGCTGGCGGACCACCAACACCCGAACACCCGAAGCTCGTCAATTATAACACTCGCCGGACTGCCCACTTGCTTAAACTGGCAACAGTTCTGCGCGCGAGTAAAGATGACCGGCTTATCATAGAGCGGGAAGACTTCGAAGACGCCCTCGCTTACATCACCGATCTTGAAGAGGCCATCCCGGACATCTTCAAAGGCATGACCGGGGGCGGCGACAGCAAAGCCATTCAGGATGTTTGGTATTTGGTGCTGCAGGTCTGGGCCAAAAAGAAAGAGCCAATCCCCGAGGGACGGCTCTATGCGTGGCTCAGCCAACGGGTCCCGACTTACAGCATTCAGCGGGTAATCGAAGCGATGGTCAAAGCGGGGACATTACAGCAGGGCCTCATCAACGGTATCACCGTTTACCGGCCGGGGCATAAGCCTTAGTGCCCGGCCGGCGGCTGCTTTGATCGCATCACTTCCAGTTCCGTGTGGTCCGTAGATTGCGCCTTCAATAAATCGGTGATCGCCTGCCGCAGATCGGCATTCGATTTTGTCTCCCAGTCCCGAATACTTGTAATCGATTGCGCCATCGTCTGCACCCGTTCGGTCAGCAGTTCCTGTGCCTGCACTGCTTTCTCAATCTCGGGGATATACTTGTCCGTCCGCAGGGCTGTTGCCTTCCGCTCGTCATCCAGCGCACTCTTTAGATTTTCAATTCCCGCCTGCATCGTAAGCATACTCGCGGCTACAGTGGTAAATTGTTTATTCGTTGTCTCGCGGTCATTATTGATTGCAGTATAGATTGCGCTGTTCGTTGCTACGCCGAAGGTGGTAACTCCGACAATCGCGCCGATCACAATCACCGCCGCGCTTAGCCCTGCGAATATCTCTGCTCGAGTCCAGCGGTTAGGTGGCCCAGGTGGGTCCATTTGTTGCAGCTTCAGCATCGCGCGGGCGATCTTATCTTCGAAATCCTGCTGTGACGCAAACAGCAGCCCTGACTCCGTCGTGATATGATCGCCCTCGGCGTTGTCTCTTCGCTCTTCTTGCAACTTCTTCCACTCGGGATCGTTGAAGTTCATACGCTCACCGTTCATCATTTATGCTTGCGTCCAGGCTGCGATCGACCCATGAGCAGGCCCCGGGCCATCTCTCCAGGGTTGTTGGCGAACTGTTTGTTATGTTCAATATCCCAGAGGAACTGACCTGTTGTTCCGGCCTGCCCCGTGCCCGGCAATGGAATAAAAACGTTCACAGCACTTGCTGCGTCTCGAAGCGCACTCGGTGCTGGTTTGCCGCCGGTTGCCTCTTCGGCCAGGTTATACGCCGTAAGCAGCAGTGACTTGATTGGCTCATACGCCGGACTGGCCGATACATCAATATGCTGTCGCCCCTTGTGGAACGCATCGAGCACCGCAGCTGATAGATCGCGCAGCAGGGGTATGCCAGAGAATTGCGTATGCACTAGTTCCAGTCCGAACTCCTTCGCCCAATCCTCGCCCTTCGAAAAACCGCCAGCAATCGCCATCTCGCCCAGCGTTACCATCGCCCCATAGTATACAGTGTAGCTAATGGCATTGATGAATTTCTGGCTAGCTTTATCGTAGTTCCCATGAACAAGGTCGCTTGGAATTTGCGCCACCCCTTTCCCAACCTCGTACTGCTTCTGAAATACCCTGTTAAAGAAGCCCATCGCAACCATCATAGTGCGGAGGAACTCATTATTGTTCCGCATCAGCGCCGGCTGATCTACGATGTTGCCGGAGCCATGAGCACGGCGAACCGCTTCGTTCGCTTCTGCTACCGCATCCTCGAACGGCTTACCTTCAGCCAGTGCATTCTTCTTGGCGGCGATATAGGTTGGCGCAGCCGAGAACATATCTGTCAGCGCGTAACCAATATGCCCCCAATGATTAGCTGTAGCGAGCGTGCTGTTCTGTCCAAGGCTTCGCAAATCCTGGTCGTGGAGATCACGATCCATGTTCGCCCAGCGAGTTCGAAGCTCGCCCGACTCCGCCATCAGCTGCTGGATTTTCTCTGGGAACCGAACGGGGTTAGCAAACAGTTCGCCTGTGGCTTTCGCAAACGGAACCAGCCCAACCTCGTGTGCGCTAGTCGCACCGACTGCCGTGAAATGCTTTCCGAGAGTGCTGGCCCGATAGGTAAGCTGGCCCAACACAAAGCCCAGCCGCTGCCGCTGCATGAACTTAGCAAGCGCACCAGCCCCCGCGTCCATCTGCTGTAGCCCACCACCAGCGACATCTTTGAGATAATCGTCGAACAGTTTCGCACGATCCTTGCCGACAGCATCTTTCAGCGCTCGCTGCACCCCCGACCGATCGAGGAACTTCTTTGCTTCCATCAGCGGCTGCCGGAACGATACATCGTGGATCATCTCGCGGAGCGCTGACGCCACCGCTCCCGGCTGCAAGTCCACCGCGTACAGCGCCGACGTTACATCTTTTGAGTAACCAGCTGCTGGTTTGCTTCCACGCCAGTTTCCATTGTCAAATAGCGCCTCTGGCTTTCGCGGCTTGATATCGTTCCGCAGTGGGTCCTGCCGCAGCGGCGCATAGCCGCCATCGTAGGTGCCGAATGGAGTATCGATCGAGACTGGCTCTTTCTTTCGCGGAGCTACGCCGGTTGTCCGTCGCTCATTCTCTTCCACTCGCGGCCACATCTCTTTCTCGAACAGGTTCCAAATACCCTGCGCCCAGCCCCAGTCCTTCTCTGTAGCATTATCGTGAATGAAGTCCATAACCGACTGCTTGGTCCACTTAGCGATGTTCGGATCACGCCGCTCCAGCGCCACGTTCATCCCGTTAACCAGCTTCTTGACGTTCTCTTCCGACCCAACATGCAGCATCATTTGCCGCATTTCGCCAATCGTCAGATCGCGGAGCTTACCATCCACATCGTACAGTCGCGTATTCTTAGCGGTGTTCTTCCCTGCCTTCTGGAAGTCCTTGTCCCCCGCAAGTTCCCGCAACTTCCCGCCGATCAACTTCTCCAAGTCGCCTTGGAGATACTTCGCCTCTTGCAGTGGCCGCTGAAATATCCGATCTACGAGGCCGCCGAACTTTCCGCCGTCCATCTCCCGCGCGATAACCGACATCGACAGCATCGCATCGGTCATATCATGGATGCCCTTGCCCAGCTTTTTGAAGTAGCCGGGCGGGCGCAAATCGATTTCCCGTGGCACCGGGAACACATCACGTAGCTGGTCACGCAGCTGACCCTCTAGGTCGGCCGCCGCCATTTCGGCTTCGCCCAGCCGGACTTTTTGCAGTTCCCGCCCTGCGTGCGCGAGCGTCTGGATGGAGTCCCGGATTTCGCGGAACCGCTGAACGTCCACCTTCGAGAAGTTGATCTGTTGATCGAGGCCATCGGCGACCGGGAGGTCCAGCCCGAGGTTGTCCCGGATGTCGGCAAGGAAGCTAGCCAGCGGCTTATCGTGCACAGCCCGTCTAAGTTCGGCCGTGTCCCGGCGTAGCCCGAACTGCAGATTCACAAGAATCCGCTGGATCTGGTCGGAGAATCCCTGCTCAACCTTCTCCACAACTTTGTTCTTGATGAAGGGATCGGTCAGTCGTTTGAACCCTTCAGTCTCCTTAGCGAACGCTCGCGCTTCCCGAGCCAAAACAAAATTGGTAAGTTGCCGCAGTTTGTTTTGGAGCGCTGTGACCGGATCTCCTTTAAGTAGCGCCGTCTCAGCCGCTTGGCCATACTTACCCGCCAGCCGAGCAAACGCTTCAAACTTCCCGGCATTCTTGGCTGGCGTTGTGGAGAAGAGGTCTCTAGCATGTTGTTCAACTGCCTCCCTCGTCAGCTGCTTATCACCTGCTATAGTGTTTGCCTCTTCGGTCAGTACATCGAGCTGCGCCACCGACATAACCGCATCGATCGCAGCATTGCGAACCCGGTCGTCAAACCGACCGTGCTCGTCTTCTACCCGCCGCTCCGCCTCCGCGCGCACAAGCTTCTCGAAATACTTCGCAGGCTGTTCCGTGCCCCGCTGCCGCTGGAGATCGATAAGGGCGTCGAGCATCTCTCGGCCGGAGTGGAAGCCGAAGGTGTCTGCGATTTCGTCGGGATGGTATCCGTCTTTGGCCCAGATACCTTTCGGGAGTTCGTTGAGCCCACCTTTATCTCCTATAAGTTTCTCTAGCTGCGCGCGTCCCTCTTCAACCGAAAGAGCACCACTGGCCACATCCTTTCGAAGCTGCTCAAGTTCAGCTCTTTTATGCACGTTGGCAAAATCAGCATCATGCGCATTTATTTCAGCAAGTAACTGTGCTGTTTCACGCTTTCCCGTCCAGGGCCGTTTAGTTGGATCAGTCTCCGAACCAAGACGATTTATATCAGTAGCAGCAACCATGTCTCCTTGGCTATTCAGTACCGACCTTGTAATAACTCCATCGATACCGGTATGCGTAGTAGTAACAGCGTTGGCAGTACCTGATGATTTGGTTTCGCCTAAGTCAGGATCTGAGACTACGAAATGATTTCCATTCGCATCTTTAACTGTTTTAACGCCAGAGACTTGCTCTGGCATAAGTTCTTCGGTCGCCTCGCGATTAAGCTTTCGCCCCAGCGGATCGTCCTTACGGTCGCCGCGCAGCGTCCGGTCGGCCTCGTGGACCGGCGTAGCCTCGAGTTCGCTACGGACCTCGTCCGACCGCTTCCGGACTTCGTCCTTCCAGAACGCCGTCTCCCGCCGCTTAATCTCCCGCTCCGCTGCATCCATCGCGCCCTTGGCCAGCCCGAATTGGACCTTCTGGATCAGCTTGCTGTAGCGGGCGAAGTTGGCGGCCGGCATTCCCGCAGCGTCGGACGTAAGAATTGGGTCGAGCCAAAGCTGTCGGCGGACGGCATCTTCGTTGGCGAGGACATGAGTCTCGGTTGCAGTAGCTATTGGATTGATCAGTGCTTCTCTTCGTACAATTTTGGTCAAGGCCGACCGAACCGCTATGCTTGTGCCTTGGTGGCCCTCGTCAACCAGCATAGCACCAAATTCAGGCGAGTGCTGCAGAACGGTTCGAGCATTCCCAAACCCAGGCAGTCCTGAAGCCTGAATAAATCCTTCACTGGTTAACTTTGGAAGTTTTTCATCAGGGTCACTTACAGTCTTATTAAATTGAGTGCGTAACTGCTTATAATGGGCTTGCCCTTCAGCTGTTCGCAAATCAAGAACTTGCCCAAGGTCCGCTTGAACATGATATATAGTTGGTCCTTCAGTCGCTCCTTGAATTTTCCCTGAACCCAGTAAATCGTTTTGGGCGTATTCTTTAGCAACTGCCGGATCAGCAGTTAAGTAAGAAATTCCGTCAAGGGAACTTAGCTGGTCAATATCCGAGTAACGACTGCCGTGGTATAGCACAGGCTGCTTTTCGATTAAACCTTTGGTCTCTGGCAGTTCCTTCGCCTCATTAACCGTCAGCCCACTCTCGCCCCGGATATCATCCTTGACCAGGTCGTGAACTTCAGTTGACGTCTTCGCGAAGTACTCTCCAGAGGGGATGCTAACGTCGCCGCCATGAACTTGTGCCTGCGCCACCTTCGACTCGATGTCCGGGACGTAGCTGAAAGCGGTCGGGTCGCTCGCACGCACCTCTGCGATCTTGTCCGCCGAGACATCGATAGTCTTGCCGTTGTCAATCGCCTGCGACAGCAGGTCAGGCACTCGCTCTTTCGCTTTGGTCGCATCCGCCGCCGCCATCGTGGCGTCACGAGCGGCGGCTTCAGTCTCGGTCTGCTTGATATGGAACTGGTCGATGAGGGGATGCAGCCCGACGGGCAAGGCCCCGATCACCGCGCCGCCGATCAGACCATCGCGGGCTGCGTCCACGATTTGTTGCGATAGCTGCGCTCGTTCGGTCGGATCGTTGAAAATCGTTTTGAAGGCGGGGTCCGTGACCGCACGGGCGATTTGTGGCGCGATGGCTTGTGCGGCTGTCATGGAGGCATTAAGCCCGCCCACGGTCAATCCTGACCGGCCGGCGGCCCCCGCCATGCGGGTTAACGTCCCGGCTACCACCCGATCACCCGCAAGCTTACTCACCACGTCGGTCACGAGCGCGCTTGTGGCTTCCGCCGACTCCGCGCCCATCTTGCCGCCTAGCATACCCACTACAGCCCCGCCTGTAATCGATGCTAGTTGTTTCGTGATTTCGGGGATGCGTTCGCCGTTCGGTCCACGGAACTGATCGGTCGTGAGATAGATGTTGCCCGATGTAGTTGCACTAAGCCCCACGGTCAACCCGGTTGTGGCACCGATCCCAGCTCCAACAGGACCCCCCATAGCGAACCCGCCAGCGGTCCCCGTAGCCACTTCCGGCGCAAGCGCAAGCATCCCGCCGATAAAATTACCCGCCGCATTCACCACATACCGGTAGCCGGTGTAGTTCGGCGCATCGTCGAGCTGCTTCTTTTTTGCTAGTATGTCCGGTAGTAGGCTACCTGCCCCGGCTTGGTAGGCTGCCGCCTCACGTCCGAGATTGGTCTCCCGATAGCCATGCACCATGCCAGCCCAGCCAGTCCAATCCGCCCAGCCGTTCGCTGTGTCTTTCGCCTTTTTGATCGCAGGTAGGTCGTCGGCCACCGCCTCGTAGTCGGTCGGTGAGCGTATCACCCCCGCGAGGTCGGGATCGCCGCTGACGATCTGGGCGTTCCGCCGCTGTTGCACCTGCGCAGTGTAGCCGGGGGTGTCCGTGTTCACAACCGCAGGCGGTAGCCCAACCTGCGGCGCAAGCTGTACAGCCTTACCTGCTTGCTCAGCATTTGGCTGTGGCGTGCCTGTGATCCACCGCTGCGCCTGTTCTTCTGGCGTCACATACTGCGAGACAACGTCATCATACTCATTCGGCATTGACGGTCTCGCCCTTCTTCTGCAGGTAGATTTGCTTCACTTCGGCTGGTGAGGGCGGCCGCTTGTGCAACCGCTGGAATGCCTCGGTGATTTGATCAGCGTCACCCTGTGGCACAGGGAAGTTATACGCCGGATAGTTGCTATTCCAAATCCGCCCCTTCGACACATATTCCTTCATCACCTCATTGTTCATGCGGATATAGTCATCGTTTCCGGGAGGTTTGCCGATGTTCTCTCGGTTGAATGCTTCCAGCTTAAGCGCCATTGCACCGCGATAGTTGTTCAGCTTATCTTTGTCCTGAATGATATCGTCAGGAACCATCCCTTGGCCTTTGAGATAGTTATATGCATGGTCATACGACGCAGGCTTCTCTGCATCTTTAATCCAGCCGGCTTTCGTTCGGTTGACTTGATCGAGCTGCCGCCGAGTAAGCGTAGTTTCGTCCTCAAGGTGCAGCTCCATTACGTCCTTACGATCCATCCCAAGGATCTGCTGAAAGCGAGCATCACCTTCGGCCGATGGCTGGACAGTGTTCATCCGTACAACTTGTGCCTGGATTGCGTTCCGCCGGTTAAGTGGCAGCTGCTCCAGCGCCGCTGCATTATTCGGATCGTTTCGAAAACTGTCCCAATCCTTATACTGCCCTGTTACTGCTGCTTCGCTTAGCGTCTGCACCGCCCCATTCACAATGTCATTGTGCTCGGCCATGACATTGGCAGCCTGCTGTCGAACTCTCTGCGTTGCGTTGAGGACAAACTGCGTCTTGAAACCTTCGTCGCCGGGATGCGCTTTATCTGCGTAGGCTTCGGCCGCTGTTTTGGCCTCGTTCTCGAGTCGGACAAGTTGGCCAGGCCCTGAGTCCGGAGTAAGTCCCGGAGCACTAACCTCGCTTCCAGCCAAGCGCACAGCGGCCCCAAGTCGTCGGTTGTATCCGGCTTCGCCTGGTTTGTCTGCTGAGACTTCATACTTGCCGTTGGCGGCTGCAGTTGCTTCTTCAGGAGTTGTAGCCGCTTTAAGCGCCGCTGCTGCTCCGGCCTTATCATGCGTCAGTTCCCACTTGATGAACTCGACTTGCGTGTGGAAGTCGCCAGGCGATCCGCCATTGTCGACGGCGAACTTTACCAACTGCTGATAACGAGTACCGTTCCACTGCCCGATACCAACACTGTTACTGCCATCTTTGCCATCGCCAGGGTTCGTCTTGAGGGGATCCAGTCCGCTCTCTTGAGCCGACATCCCGCCAACCAGCGCCGCTGCACCCGTTTTCCCGATCAGGGGCGACAGCTGTGCCATCATGTAGTTTTCGCGCTGGGTGACCGTACCAGTCGGGCCGCCGCTCACCACCCGTTGTGCGACACCCTGAGCACCGAGGTTAAGTTCCTGCTGTGTTATATGTTCTTGCAGCTGTGCTCGCAATGGCCCCGACATCTCCGTATCGGGAACCTTCTTCAGTTCCTCGTTCGCTTGCCCAGGATTGGTTTTGGCCTCTACCATTAAGTGAGTCTGCCAAGCTCCGCCAGCGGCTTTTTGACGCTCAAGCATCGCCTGCGGTGAGTCGAGCGGGATGCCCATCATCTTGCTACCGGCATCTGCCTGCGAAATCGCTGCAGCTTTGTAGCCGTTGAACTCGTCGGCGCTGCTCGCAGTCGCCGCTTTGCTCTGAGCCAGCTGCACCGCCGCGTTCGAACTTTGAACGTAGTACTGCTTCGCCTGCTCACCCGCGTGAACCCCGCTTCGCAGGTACGTCCGCTCGTATTCCGACGTAAGGTTCTCGTCCAGCATCCGCGCTACCGCTGGGTTACTTACTCCCGCGAGGGCGTTCTTGCGAATGTCCTGCATCTGCTGCCGAAACGCCGGCAGGCTATCCAGTGCATCCTTGCCGGTCTTCGTGTAGTACGCTGCCTCTGCGTCGCCCATTTGCGAGATAGCGTTAACGCTGGCGTCTTTGACAGCGGCTGCGTTCGCCACATCCTGCAGCGACAGCGCCGTCTTCGACGCCACCCCTCCGGCCTGTTCCAGCGCCCCACCAATTCCCGCGCCATAGGCATCAGGCGAAGCATAGCTCCGCTGGTAGAGATCGCCTTGGGCAAAGCCCTGACCGACATCCGGGACGCTGAGCGCGGGGACCTGCGGCATTTAGAAAATCCCCTTGCTTTTGTACATCGACCACTTATCTGCCACACTCGCGCCCGTGCTAATCAGCGAGGCTGTCAGCGCGTTATCGCCGGTCGCCTGTGCGAACTGTGCTTGGCTGGTAAAGTCCTGCGACTGGTTCTTGTCACTCGCAACCGCGAACGCGCCGGCTGTACCTGTCCGCAGGGTGTTCAACCGCGCCAGCTGCTGCGATCCGGTGATCACATCCTTCTGCGAACCGCTATTCACATCTAGCCCACTCGCCGCTTGAATCGCGCCGATCTTCCCGAGTTCCTGCCGCGACCGCAGGTCCTGGTCATGCTCCTGCGCGGCTGCCGCCTGTGCATCATAGCTGGCTTTCTGATCGGCAATGGTTGCGTTATTCCGCGCGACCGCAGCTTGGTAGTCGCCTGACTGCTTTGCAGCCACACCCGCTGTAACCCCGCCGGCCACCGACCCGAGAAGGCCGACAACGGCAATGGCCTCAGTAACGCCAAAATCAGCCATTTCGGCTCCTGTGATAAAGTAGAAGCTGGCGCTCGATATCAACCTCGCCGATATGGCGGAAGCCAAGCCAGGTCAGCCATCGGCGACCGCGCACGAAGTCCGGTCGAGCGTAAGCATAAAGGTCGTTAAACTGAAGATGCAATCCATCGATCACGCGGGGGCTGAAGCGGGCGAGTGCCTTTGGCGTGCTGTCGGCGGCTGCGGTTGTGACCATCCACAGCACCGCTCGGCCGGTTATCATCCCGGCTGGCACAGCCCCACCGACCGCAACCAGCCGCCCGTTTACCCGAGTTGCCCAAGCATACCGACTTTCAACAAGGTGCTGCATCTCCTTGCCGACCAGCAGATCACCTTCATTCTCCGCACGGATATGCTTGCGTGCATATGCAAGATCGAACTCAGTTGCCTGCTGAATATCAATCTCCAAGATTGATCTCCATCACCGAAGCCAGCACCGTCGCCGGAAGCGGGTCGTCCTGCTGGTAGAACACGCGGCCGTAATCGTCCCAGGCGCTGGTCGCGATCGTTCGCTCATCTAGCGACACGAAATCGGTCGGGCCGAGGCTGTAGGTTGTGTCGGTGATCGGCTGAAGAAACGCTGGGTCACTCCCGACTTTCAGCCCACGCGTCTCATTCAGCCGCGACACAACTGCCTGAATTTCCTTCCGCCGGCCCTGTAACGTCTCGCCCCCGGTTACCTCGACCGGCAGGGTTTGCAACTGCGCCTGGAATGGTAAGCCCACAATGACGATCGAGGCAGGCATTGCAAGTGCAATCTGCCCGCCCACTACAATCGTCGGTGGCAGCACAACTCCGTCGGCGACCACGGCCACGGTCTGGCCCTCAAGATGGGATAGCCCACCCACAGTCGAGACCGGAGTTCCCGGCCCAATGCCGACTCCCGAGTCCACGCACCACGCTGTTGCCGGCCCAGCGGCATAGTTCCGCGTTGCCATCAGTTCGACACATCGGACAGACTGCCCATTTAGCGTCCGGTTGACGATCATGTAAAGACTGTCTTCTTTCCCGTCCACTGATGGGATGGTCGCGACCGACTCGACTGTCCCAGCGGTATCATGCCGAGCCCAGCCAGCCAACTGCTGTTCCTGCAGATACGTTAGCGACAGCAACGTGCCATCATCGCGGACGGCCCAGATTACTTTGAACGGCTCTTCAACGTAGGCCATCTCGACGATCTGGTGGCCGTAGAACAGGTGGTTGGAATAGATTGTGGTATCAACACCAGTGTAGATGTTGGCGTAGAAGTTGTAGGAAAGGTCGCGGACGGCGTTGCCCTTCTGCTGAACGTAGAGGATGTTGAAGTTAATGACGATCGGTGGAACGTCCGCGCAGCCGGTTGCTGACTGTGGCGTAGCCGTTGCATTGGTCGGCGTAAGCGGTGTGTTCTGGCCACCACCCGATAGCTGCCACAGCCCGCCGCCGGTGAAAATCACCAGGCCTCCCGGCATCGCAACCATCCACTTGATATCGTTGATTTGGTTGGACGAGAGAGTGAAATTAAAGCTGTCGGTATCGACGACAGGCGTGGTGGTGTCAAAGTTGTTGAAGAGGCCCGGTCGCGATCCCCACAGTGTGGTTGGCTTGTTCGCTGTGGCTGCAAAGACTCGGCGCTGCTGATAGTAGCCGCAGACGCTGGGATAGTCACCCGGCCCAGGGAAAGGGTTAAAGTGCGTGGGTGGGACTTTGGTGAAGTCGGCTACAACGTTGTTGTCGATAAAGCCGCCGCCAGTGTGGTCGGCATTCCCGACGTAGCCCATCTCCGCGCCGGTTTGCACAGTGTTACCGGCAAACGCAGCTGTGCGATAAACGTTATAGTGATCGACAGGCAGCGCCGGCCCGGTCCACCCAAGGAAGTTACTCGCCTGCACAACACCCATATTATAGATGGAACCGCCAGACAACGTCAACGTTGTTGCTGGCAGACTTTCTTCGCCGGTCGCATCTACTGACGTGACAGTATATTGGTAGACCGCAGGGGCTGGTGTGCTTGGTGCTGTCGGAGCTGACTGTGTAACCGACACCAACGTCGGTGGCAGCACTTTGGCCGCGAAGGTGATCGTGATGAAGGTCCAGTCGGTATACGAAAGACGAGTGAGGTTGTACGGCGGGTAGCTCGGATGCGTGAGTGTGATAACATCGAGGAACTGAGTGTATTTAAGCACTGCGAGATCGGCCGCCGCAAACGGCGAGACTGCCGTGTACACGCGGGCGACAGTGCCGACGGCTGCTCCAACCGGAATGTTAGTATTGCCGAAGATATTTCCGACGGTGATTATGTCTCCCGCTACAGCCATTACCGGATACAGTTCACCATCCAGCTGCGGGTTGCCTGTTCCATTATAGAACAGCAAATCGCCCACAGCAAAGTTGTGGCCAACAGCAGTTACCTGTAACGGGTTTGTGCTTGGAAATGCACTGAGCGCGAATGCGGGTTCGGTCACATACCCTGCGCCGACAATCACCCGCATATAGTGATCGCCAAATTCCAGCACCGCGCCCTGCGTTGCTGAGAACTTGAACGGGATCAGCCGCGCAACGGATTTCGTATACCCTATATACTTCGTGCCCGCGCGAGTACTTGCCCCTCCGCGGTAGTCCACAAAGAAGTTCCGCATAACCCGCGCGCCAGTTTTGTACTTCGCGAGGTCGGTTCGGCCGAGGAGGGTGGGGCTAACCTCTCCGGTCGAGAATGAATTTTGGATAAGGCGGTTGGTCATAGGGCGAGCAGCGGTCCATAGGGTGTCCAGAACTGGTCAAGCCCGGAGATATTATAGTAGTCGCGCACACGTATCCAGTCCGGCGTGTGGTCGATTACGTCAGTGTCCTGATTAGCATCGAGTAGCCGCGCCTGCATGATTGCGTCGTTAGCGATCTGTAGCCGTTGCTGCGCCAACTTCAAATCCCCACTGAGGGTTTGCGCGAGCTGCGCGGCCAGCCCGTGGATAATGGCGGTAGTGAACGAAGCATCCCACAGCCGCGGGTCTAGAATATCGCGGATGTAAACCACTGACGGCGATGAATAATTCGTCAGGATCACTCGTTCGATGACGAAGTTCACCAGCAGATTATCAACGCGAAATGGGAGCGGGCTCTGCTGACAGCCGACACCGACCGGCCAAATTGAACTAACCGCAATCGCATCGCTCGGGTAGGCGAAAGCATAAACCCAAGGTGCTGGCACGGGTGCGGTCGCGAACGCGAAGTCACTGCTAAACGACACATCGAACGTATCGTTGGCTGTAGTTACGCCCGGCCCTTGTACCACCTCCAACAGCGAGTTAACACTTGCGAAACTCCATCGGGCCGCTCGCAGCACCGACAGCCGGACCTCGTCGTAAAAAAGGCCGCACTGGTATGCGGCCTCCCCGGTGTCATTCAGTGCAAGGATACGAGATCGACCCTTCGCCAGCGCAAGCGCCTGGTTCCAAATCTTCAGTACATTTGCATCATAGTCTGCCACGGCACTCAACCTTTGCTTGCGCCGGCTCCCAGGTGCCGTTCACCGGCACCTCTGCCCTCGCAACCTTTCCGCACCACGCGGACTCGATCCGCACTTCGTGCTTCTCGCAAGCTCCACTAACCGTAAGGCAAAGTGAGATGACAGCGGCAGTCAACATTACTGTACCGTGCCGCCAGCCACCAGACAAGCAGTGTTACTAATTGCGTAGCGGACGGTCTTGCGGCCGCCAAGCCCAGCCACTGCACAAGCGATCGGTGCAGCCACGGACTCGACTGCGCGAAGATCGGCGGCTGCGTTCTGGAATGCCAGTTGGGTGGCCGGGTTATTAAGCTGAGCGCAACCACTGAGGGCGAACGCAGCGACAACCATACCACATTTTTTTGATGAAAGCCATATCATGCTATCGCCCTCCCATTCCCGTTCGACCAGTTGCATGTTGCATCGTCGGATCGGTCGGCTCCGCGCCACGAATTTCGCCCGTCTGATACCCATGCACAATGAACCCGAAGATGATCAGGCCAAGCCGTAC